ATGAGTCATACACAAGTAAGACCAACAGCTTTACTGGTGAGTTAATGACTAACTTAGGCAGTAAAGAGTGGTTTATGTATGATGGAATTAAGGTCCACAGGGACCTTAATGGTGCCCGTAATATCTTAATACGGGCGATGAGAGATAGCTCCGCTGCAGACTGAGATGTCTGTAGATGATTAGTAACAAAACTAACTTGTTTGTTAGGATTTGTTAACGAACAACTATCGCACTACGTTTATTTTTCGCAATGCTTATATTCGTATACTATATAAATTTCTTTATAGTTTTATTATTTATCTATTTGCTTTCATATTTTATTACTTCTGCATTAGGAGATAGTTTGAAATATTCTTCTTCATCACAGAACAGTGGTGCATAATCCCCAAAAAAATCATTAAACATATCTTCCAACATCATACTATCTGTCATAAATTCATTATCACTTTGTATTCTATCTTTAGGTGAATATGATACAAGATATTGTTGTTTATTTTCGTTATATTCAAATTTTATAGTAAGCCAAGTATATCGTTTTACCATAATATTTAAAAATTCTCTAAGTAAGTTTTCTAATTTTAAATTTTTCTTCATCTATTTTAAATAACTTGTTAATAATCATTTTCCAAAAAACTCTTTAAATTTATCACTACCATATTCATTATCGGTCAACTTAATAATCTCTCCTATTGTATATGTTTTCTTGCGTGGTTCTGGTAGTCGGTGTTCTATAAAATCTCTTGTACCAGCTGAACATGCACCAGTAATGGTACGATATGCTATAATAGCTTCTTCAAACGTCAAGACATCATCAAGTGACATGTTTTTGTAAGCGGATGTATCTCTGTCTGAAATTTTATAAATTAGGTCAAGTTTTGCTTCTTTAAGGGTTTCACCATGTGCCCAATTATTTTCTCCATCGGTAACAATATATAATTCTTTATCATAACCGACCTGATGAGTGCGATAAACATTCCCATGATGAGAATCAATAATACTAAGAATATCATCAACTTTAATATACCTCACCCCATTAGATTCCCAGAAGATAGGTTCATTTCGGAATTTTTGACGTTTGTCATAATACTCTAAAGGGAGTGATGGGTGAACCATACGATTATCATTATAGTATATACAGCCATATATTAATGAATCATTTGGTACTTCTTCAATTTTTGTGCCTTCCAAACAAAGATAGCCATATACAGTTAAATTATTAGGAATTTTAATAATATTTGAATATTCCAAATCAAGATAACCTCCTACAGTTAAATTATCTGGAAGTGATGTGATATTTGTATCACCTAAATCTAAAAAAGTATGTACTGTTAAGTTTTGAGGTATCGTTTTAATTGAACTATTAGATAAATCAATTCCGCCTCCTACAGTTAAGTTATTTGGTAATGAAGTGATTTTAGTGTTACGTAGATAAAGTGTTCCTCCAATAGTTAGGTTATCAGGTAACTCTGTAATTGCTGTACCACTTAAATTAAGCCATCCTCCAATAACAGTATTGTTAGGGATATTTTCTATTGTGGAGTCTATAAAATCTAATCCATATCTTACTATCAGATTATTAGGTAAGGATTTAATATTAGCACACCATATTGATAATTTATCTAATACTGTTAAATTATCTGGCATCAATTTAGCGTTATCGCCTTTTAGAAATAAATTTCCATCTACAGTTAGGTCATTTGGAATAGATGAGATAGTGATATCACGTAAATCCAAATCGCCAATATAATATGGTTTTCCATTCCTTATTTCTAATTTGTAACCAGTTTCTTTCTCAAATAGTTCTATTATATCATTCATCTCTTTTATTCAAATCATTAATAATAATTTCTTTTATTTTTTCGTCTTTAAATGTACTATAAAATAGTGCTAATTGACTCCATTCTTCTATTTGATATACTTTTTGCGTATCTGTTTTTTCATCTATATCGAATTGTATTGCCTTTTGTTTTGTGAATAATCTTCCTATCTTATTATCTGTTTTTTCATAATTCCAATTTGCATTATGATTTTCTATGAGATGTTTCATAAGTTCATATGCTGTTTTTCCTTTCATTTCTTGTGTTGTCAAGAAGAATCTTGCAAATCGTTTTATGCTATTATCCATGCATTCATTTTGTCTATACACTAACCAATTATATGCATCTTCTACGGTAGGTATATTCCAAGTTTGGCAATTAAATTCAAAGAGTATTAGTTTATCATCATCATTTTCTGATTGATATTGTTTATGATATTCTCTTGTAAAGAATGTACTTGCCATTGATGCTACTATGCTTTGTATTTTTGATACATCTCTTTTCCATAGTGCATTTGTATTGAAGTATGTTGGAATATTAATAATGATATTCATTTCATATCTCCATGTATATCCAATTTTTGTATATGGTATTTTTTCGAGAAGATATATAAGCGTTTTATTCATAAGTTTATTAAACTTAGAATCGAATGGTTTTTGTAGCTTTTGATTTAACTTCTTATAGAAACCTACGCCATTAAGTGTAATGATTATTGGTTTGCCTGCGCTTAGAGTTCTAACGTTTTGTTGACGCATTTGTTCTACTTGTTGTCTTGTTTCCATAACTTGAAAATATTTTGTAATTATTCCCACTCCTAAACTATTTTCAATAAGTTTATATAAATCACTTAATGCTATACCAGTTTTTTCAAATGATTTTAAAACATACTCTATATTATTATTATTATTATTATTGGGAGTGTCATGAAATGTATTTTCAAATGTTTTATATATTTCCAATGCATCTTCTATTGTTAATTTGGAATCCATTGTTTTATTATTTATATTGTTCACTATTTACGTCTTGTTCATTATTGATGAACATATTATTTATTTTGAACAATTTGTTTTACTTCTTTTTCATTATCAAAATATTTTAGAAGTATTGAATATATTTTTAAGCTTTCGAATAATGCAAATATTAAAACATTCCTTAAGTTATTAAAATCATAAAGTTTACTATTATAAGAGGAAGAAAATGTCTCAGTTAATAACTTTTCAAAATCTTTATCATCTTTTTTCGTGACATCTATAGTATACAACCAACGCTGGAATAAATCTATATATTCTTTTAATCTTTTAAGTTCGGATGGTTTTACAGTTTTAGGTCGGATATTAATACAATAACTGATTCTTGCATTGTCTTCCAAAAAGTAAAGTATTTGGTTTGAAAAATATTTTATATTTTGCTTTGTTGGGTCGATAGGGGATATATTAGTCCACTTATCATAATCTATTTTCTTATTAATTGTGTTATAAATTCTTATAAGTTGGTCTATTCCTTGACCAGCACACTCTATAAAAGTTTCTTTCTCAAAATTATTAATGTTTAAACATATAGTAGGTTTAGACAACTGGTTAGTGATACTAACCAACTGAAAAATATCATCAAATATGAAATATGGCATATCAACTTTGTTGTCTGGTGAAATAGTTACAGTCATTGATAAAATTTCACAAGATTTAATATGTACAAGAGGTATATAATTATTTACTCCTGCTACTGTCAATCTTGAATTAACTTCATACAGATTTTTCTTGGCTTTTTCATATAACTCGTTACATAATTCAGTAATCTTAGAAGCGTGAGAGAAATTTGTAAAGATTGAACTATCAAAATCCTTGTTATCAATTTTAAATACCATGTCCTTTATTTTTAATTGTACTATTATTTTTTAATGTGATACAAAGATAAACATAAAATCTTATATAGACAAATATAAATCAATAATTTATAGATTTTTAACAAGTATTATTGTAGTATTCAAAATAAAAATTGTATCTTTGCAAAGTAATTAAAAAATAACAAGGGATATGATTTTATTAATTGGAGATATACATGGTCGGAATTTTTGGAAGAAGCCGATACAAGATGTGATTGATGGTAAACTGGATGTAGAGAGAATTATCTTTATAGGTGATTATTTTGACCCTTATCCATCTGAGGGAATAACTGAAACGGATGCTATTAAAAACTTCTTAGATTTATATGATACTGTTACAAAGAATTTAAGTTCTCATATGTATAGATTCCTTGTAGGTAATCATGATTTTCATTACATTAGTGATTATTTTTATGATATCGCAGGAAGTACACGTTATAGTGATAAATTTGAAAATACAATTAAAGGTATTTTCAATGATGTGATGAAACCTCTTGATATGCGTTTTGCTTGTAGAGAAGAAATTGGTGGAGAAACTGTGTACTTCTCTCATGCTGGAATTAGTCATTCTTGGTATAAAGAACTTAAGAATAAGTATGATAAAGATGAGTGGGATGTTTTATTCACTACCAAGGTATCTGATAAGGCAGACAAAAGAGATAAGTTTGTAAGATTGCTTGGTCAGATTGGTGAAATGCGTGGTGGATATGATAAGACTGGTTCTTGTTTATGGTGTGATATTAGAGAGTTTTATGATGACAAGAGAATTGGTGATTGTAAGATGCAGATATTTGGACATACCAATGTCGGAGAAGCCCCTGTTGTATATAAAGATTTCGCATGTATAGATTGTTCTACCGCTTGTATTCTAATGGATGATTTAAGTTTATTTACTTACGATGAATACTGTGAGTTGGATAAAGATGAATACAAAGAAATCAATAATAATTAAGTAAAAAAAAACCACACTTCCTATAAAATAAAATAGGTTGTGTGGCTTTCTAAATATGAATAAATTGCAATTAAAGTGTATTTCGTTGTTCCCTTTCCTTGGCACATGATAATTCTCCATTATTTGACCAACAATTCATTTGGTCGTTAATATCCACACCATTTCTTTGCAGATATTTGCCAGTTACTATTTTGTAATCTTTAGGATTTAAGTCGTTATCTTTTAAATCTTGAAAGAAATAATCATTTTTGAAACTTTTCAATTCAGAAGGTTCGTAATCTCTGTAGTCCCAGCCATAAACAATTAGACCAGTTCTCTTATTAACTGCGAAATAGTTGTTACCACCTTTATCCACACCGCTTTCGGACATTTCTTTTATAATTCTATATGTGGCATTTTCTACCATATTACATATATCTGATTCGGTTAATCTAATAATTTTTTTTGACATTGTATTAATATTTTTTATATAATATAAATATAATGTTAATCAGTATTTGTTATTTTAGTGAATTATTATATTCTTCTAATTTTTCTCTAAACAGTTTTGCTATCTCTGGATTGGTGCATATAGTAAATCGTTTATTATTCTTCGTTTTTTCACTAAATTTTTTGTCGTAAGAAAGTATTTTTTCTATAAGTTCTTCTTTTGCTGTCATGTGAATATATTTTAATATTTTTGCAAAGATATAGTTTATTTCTTTAATTACCAAATAATAATATATAAATTAATTTAAAATATTTGGTTATATTGAATTTTATTAGTACTTTTGCTGAAAAATATAAGATATGGATGTAGAAAAAATGTATAATGACTGGTGTGAACAGGCTAAGAAAGAGAGAGAAAATATAGAAAATAATATTTTATTAGGGCACTTTCTGTTTAAAGATGTGAGTATGTCAGAACCAATAATAAGCCAACAAGACAATGGCGAATATTCTATAAATTTAGTTATTGATTATGGGGTTGAAGATGAATTTAATGAATAAATAGATAATCTTAAAAATTATGGAACACTGATTAAAGATAGATGACGCAAGTAATTTATTTATTAAAACAATATTGCTAAAATGAAAAATTCAATTTTAAGGAAACATACGCAAAATTATTTTGGTAAAACACCACAAAGAGTATTAGATAGTGATAGCACAGAATGGGATTACCAGAGTAATTCAGAAACTGGATGTAGAAGTAAAGGGGAAAGTTTGGTAGAACAATTGCAAGCAAACTTTGATAATACACCAAGAGATGTATTAGAAAAAGAAGAATTAATGAGAATATTGAAAAATAGTTTCTATGGAATGGGTCCGTATGTTATTACAGATGAGAATGAAATTCGTGAACAAAATAAAGAGTTTATCTCTCCATTACTTAAAGAACTTAATGACTTTTTAAATAATGCTTCCGAAGAAGATTTGAAAAGAAATTGGGAAGACCTGAAGGAATGGGAAAATGTAGGTCCAAATGCTGCTGAGTTTGTTAAAGAATTAGAAAAATATGTTTAAAACATTTTACTCCTCTCGAAAGTGGCTAAATCGAGAAGAATCTCCGTCTACTGGTTCTGTTGTTTGCTACGATGGAGAATTTGAATCACAAGATAATACGTATCGCAATTTATTTCTCGAAGTTAACGATTGCCATGGTTCTATTAGGTTACATAAGAGCAAGGATGATAGTGTAGACGATTTCTTAGAAAAGATGAAATTATTAAGAAGTGAAATTGATAAATTCATAGAACATCTTGAAAATGAAACTATTTATAAAGAAAAATAGTTTATGAACATTAGAAAGATAGTTAATGAGGAGATACATAGATTTTTAAAAGAAGAAACTGAAGAAAATGGCAGTGTTTCTTCACTGGTTCCAGATGAGGTAAAATCATGGAACCCTATAAAAGATTTCAAAGATGGATACTCCAATGGCTCGGATGCTGTTGATGGTAAAATGAATAATAATAGTGGAAATATTTCAAATAATTCAAACCAATCGCCTACAAACATATCTGGAAATGCTTTAGGTGGAAGTTCAGAAGGTTCTGCTGGTGGAATGGAAGGAATGGCAGGAGGTGCTGAAGGACTCGCTGGTGGTATAGAGGGTGCTGCTGGAGGTGCGGAAATGGCTGATGTAGCTGTTTAATTTTGTATTTATTCATTAATAAAATAATAATCGGTATTACTGCAATTAATTTAGCAATAATACCGATTTGTAATTTATATAGTTATTAATTATTGTTCGATTGGTTTAATTTTTGAAGCATAAGCTGACCATCCTTGTGCTGTCTTATATGTTTGTACTGCATCTTGTGGAACGTAGATGTTTTGGATAGTGTTTGTTGAATTTAGTATAGTTACAAAATAAGGCTGAGGGGTTTTTGATTTGAATGTTATATTTGTTAAATGAGGGCAATTACTAAAAGCATTAGTTGCTACATTCTTAATCTTGTCTGAAAATGTAAAACTCTCTAAATTAACACAATTTGCAAATGCATTACTTCCAATAGCTTCAATGTTTTCTGTATTTATTATGCTTTCCAAATAGGTACAATTATTAAAAGCACCTTCACTGATAGTATTTATTTTATTAGATAAATATACTTTATGTAAATTAGTAAAGCCTTCAAAATAATATTGCTCTATTCTCTTTCGATTATAATCAAATAAATCCAGTTCTTCTATATACTCTTTTCCATCTGTGATTCCAAGTGATGTGTGAAAGTTTTGTTTCATATTTATAGTGTACTCTCCAGAACTAAGAGTCTTTCCACCTTGCAATGTGATATTTCTTCCCTCTCCTACTGTAATTCTAATAAATGATGTATCATTATATTTCAATTCATTTGTTTCTTCTTCCAAGCTAACGTATGGTTCTACGTATCTGGTAGAATCTTCATAATTACTTCTTAGTTGTTTAGTTGCAAATAATTTAATGTTTTCCATAATTTATATATTGTAATAAGTTTTTTTCATAATATCTCTTAGGTTTTGTATAGATTTTCGTATGCGTTTAGCATCTTTTGCAAGTCTATAAAACTTACGTTTTGTATAACCATTTTCTTGTCGGACTATGTTTAGTCCATCTTCAATAGAATCAAAAACCATATCAACATGGTCAAGGCTTTTTATGATGCCATTATATACTTGTCCACCATCTTTTTCTTGAACAATGTTGTTTAATTCTTCATTTATTATTTTCTTTATATTAGTCATTTTAACTATCACTATCTATTATAGAATAAATATTTGTTCAAATTGATTTTTAGTAGTTATTAGACGTGTGATATAATATTTATTTATAAACTACCCATGAGTTGAATACTTGTGGAATTTACGGAACTTATACAACTATAATACTATATGCGAAAAACACAAAGAATAATGAAAACTACTGAATATTTTAAAACCTTACTTGATACAAAGTCATCCAATAGTACAAAGAGCTTTGTTTTGATGTTGTCAGCAATAATAAGTGCTCTCGTAAACTTAACTATTTGTTTTGTGCTTGTATATGATGTAACTACCAATGGTTATATAAAAACAAGTTTATGGGACGCTGGCTTCTTTATTTTATGTACTGGTGGTTATATGGCTGGTTCTGGCTTGTCTAAAGCGTTGGTTGATAGAAAACGGAACAAGCGTAGCTTAGATGTTACTGAAGAAACAGATGAAGAGAAATAAAAAGTAAAGCGGTCGAAAATATCGACCGCTTTTTATATAATATTTATATTTTGTAATAAGAGTTTACTTGAAATGAAATTATATTATCTACATCTTTCCATGATAATGGCGTAAAGTCGTTATTATCCACACCGACATCATATTGCGTTGGAAAAAGATATTTGAGACGTTCATCATCTTTTCCTATGGTTTGTATTTGCTTTCTCGAATGGACATGTCCGAATAATTGATAGTATTGGTTCTCAACATCCGAATATGTTCCAGCGTAGCATAAGAATGGATAATGATTTAAATATACATATCGTTTATCAATTTTAATCAATAGTTGATTATAAACGTTTTCAAATAATATCTTTTCTTGAGTAGGTGATGATGCATTATTTTTCCAATCGTGATTACCTTTGATAAGAATTATTTTACCATTCAGTTTATCTCGTATTTCTTTTGTATCAGCGAATTTACCATACGCAAAATCTCCGAGATGGAATACTAAGGCATCTTTTGGAACTTTATTATTCCACTTCTCAATCATATCATTATTCATTTCTGCAACCGAGTTATACGGTCGATTGCAGAATTTGATTATATTTTCATGATTGAAATGTGTATCTGATGTGAAATATATTTTTTCTCCATCATTAAATTTCATGTCATAGGTTTTCATTTTTTATAATAGATTTTTAAAATCCTCAATATTAAGAGGGTTAGATATTACATCTGGTTTACGACCGTCATTCCATAAAATTGCAACTTTATATTTTCCGTCTTCAATAACAGGTTCTATTGTTGCTTCATCCTTAACATCTGGGTCATATCCAAATGGTTTGTAATCAAAGAAATATGGCGAAATCATCAATTTGTCACATAGATTAAATGCGTCTGACGTTTTCTCTTTCTTTAATAGTTCAATTGTTTCATCTCTTAGTTCCTTATTGTGATGATAGTCATCAATAAAGTTAGACCACTTCTCCAACAGTTCTTCAAGCGTACCGTCATTGAACAGTACGTTATTTCCGAACAGTTGCCAATTAAGTGAAATTTCCGAAAGATGATTTGATACATTGGAAATATCTGGTCTAATGATATACCAAGTATCACCACCCATTTCTTCAATCATTCTTTTTTCATTTGGAAAACGTACATCTTCTATAACGTAATCAGCAGGATGTAGTTGGATGTATTCTCTGATTTTATCCATGTGCCAATCTGGGCTTATATTTCGTATGATATTTGTTCCTAAGAACTGAAGTAAATGGCGTACATTTTCAATCATTACACCATTTATGTTTTCTTTCTGAACAATATTCCAGATAACTTCACTTGGAACTTCTATACGTTTAGCAAAGTAATCACACGCATCTTTATCAAAGAGAATATTTAGTTTCTCGTTAGTGCATTTCATTTCATTAAAAACATCTATATTTGGAACGTTTAACCATTCCATGCACATCTTCTTAAGAGGTTGTGCAAAATAAATGCTTTTATAACCTTTTTCGATGAGAAGTTTGGTAAGTTCAGACTTACCAGACCTCATTCTTCCGCTTAGACCTATAATCATATTAATTGTGTTTGTTAATTAAATCTTGTAAAATATTACTATTAACACTACCGCTTAACTTATAGATAAGTTCATCATTCTCATCAAAGAATAATGAAGTAGGAATATTTCTTACATGATATTTCTCGGCTAACTCATTACCTTTATCATCGTTCTCTACATCATAAGATTCAAACTTAATATCTTTGTTTTCCTCTTTATTAGATGCTTCTTCAAAAACAATTGCGTAAGCTTTGCATGGTACACACCATTCTGCTGAAAGTTTAATAATTTTCTTTACTTTATTCATTTTTTAATTCTCCTTATTATTCTTGTTTTTTTATTTTTCATTAAGTTTCCAAATGCTTCAATTGCATTTTTAGGCTTATTGGTTGTTTCTCTGATTATTTCATCTTTAGTACTTGATGTTTCGTTAATTGTTGTCGCAGTTTCTATAATATGCCGTGCTTGGTCTATTGTTGTTACTTCTTTTCTGTTCTTGTTATACAACTTATCAATAACAATTTGTTTTAACTTAAGCGAGCGTATTGTTTCTGGATTATATGCATCAAACTGTTTAAATTCACTTTCATCAAGGAAACCCAAAATATTCTTAGTACGTGTATAAGCAACGTAAATAAGATTGTTCTCTTGTTCTATCTCCCATGGCTGTTTTGCTGTCTTAGACGGCATGAGAGATTTGCAAGCTATGTATACATTTGGCGATTCAAGACCTTTAGATTTGTGAATTGTTGATAGTATAATACCACTATCCTTGTTATTAGTGAAAATGTCCTTTATACGGTCTTGTAATTCCTTAGCAGTTGTTAGACCATCTGATAGAATCTCTAATACTTTAATTTCATCAAGTTTAGCAACAATAGATGCGCTTGTTAGAGCTTCTTCTTTTGAAATATTCTGCTTGCGCATTGTTGTTTCAAGAAAGTCATAGAATATATCATATAATTTCGAGAAAACACCTTGCTTATCAAGATTTACATTTAAAATTTGTTCTTTTGTATTTCTTATCGTCTTTGATAAGTTATTAGAATAATCTTTACCAAGGATTTTAGCCTTTATACCATTCTTTAATAGTTCGATATAAACTTGTGCAAGTGGGGCATTGTTACGGCACAAAATCATATCACCGTCTTTAACATCTGATAGATTTGCATTTTGTATGATTTCACCTTTAACCTTGTTCTTTTTATCATACTCCATGGTTGGTACAAGATAGTGTACATACTCAACAATATTCTTAGGACAGCGATAACTAATAGAAAGGGGTAACTGAATAGTATCTTCCAACTCTTTTAGTTTGTCGAACGCTTCAGAATCTGCACCAGAGAAAGAATAAATAGCTTGCGCTTTGTCACCAAAGAACATCATTCGTGTTCCCATTCTTCGGCAAGTAAACAACATATCTTTTTCGACCATATTTAGGTCTTGACATTCATCTACAATTATCCAATCATACTTATAAAACTTACTATCAAGGTGAAGAATATTAGGCAACCAAACCATATCACCATAATCAATTTCATCCAAGTAAGTTTTGCCCCATTCTAATACTTTAACGGCTACTTCTTTCTCATCACCTACACACACAATTCCATATCTACTACAAACTTTTTCTAAATCTTCCACCGTTTCCGAAAGATAACATCTCCCAAAGTTTACAAGACTTTGAATATTAGATAGATATTGAGAGAATTGTTTACCGAGACGGAATGTATTTATTGTTGCAAGTTTGGATATATTATTATTAATATACGATGAATACTTATACTCATTTGGTTCAGTATTCATAAAGCGTCTATTAAAATTAGCATTTAATATCTTATATCCTAAGCTATGAAATGTTTCAACTTGAACGTTTTTATGTCCTGCAAGTGCTACTTTCTTTTTAATTTCTTGACGTATATCTCGATTGAAAGCGACAATAAGGACTTTTTTATCTTCTGGTATATAGTCTAAAGATTTAATAATAGTATATGTTTTACCAGACCCTGCAGATGCTGATATAACTGCATTACCGAGACCATGTTCTACAAAGTCATATATTGCTAATTGATATTTGCTTGGCTTATATACTTTAATTTCTTCTTTCTTTTTTCGTCCCATATTATATAAAATAAGAAGCTGAGCAATCAGCCCAACTTCTTTTAGTTTATTACTCTGTTACATCATTAGTCGTTGGCTTGTCAATCACATAGTATTCATCTTCTGGGAATCCAGCCTCGCTAAATGTCTTGACATCCAAAACATATCCAGCATTTGACATAACAGTCGCAAATGTGGAAATGGAGCAATTCCCACTGACGAGTGCCTTAAATTCATCATCAGACAAACCAATATGCTTAGCATACTCCTTATCTGACATGTTTAGCTCTGCAGCACTATTTTCAAACTTTGTCATTGCATCTTCATTCATTTCCTTAACAATGACATTAATTACTTCTCTAAATCTTTCGTATTTCATATTTTCTTATTTATTAAAATTACAATGCAAAGATACTGATTAAATTAGTAATCCTGAAGAATTAATAGTTAATAATTCTAAAATATTAAATTACAACTACAGAATTAGTTGTTTCTTTCTGATATTTTGCAGAATATCTTCAACCATTTGAACATCTATGTTTTCTGGAAGAGTAGAATGTTTCATTGCTTCGTCCATTTCTTCTTTCTTTTTATCAATCATATCCATAAGTTCATCATACTCATATTTATGATTTCTAATGTTCATAAGCAATTCTCTATCACCCATCTTCTTTCTATCAAGATTTACCCCCTCTCCACTTGCAATTTCAAGTCCCATTTGAATTAAACGGAAACTATGCATCATATTTTTAGAATCGTAATTCTTTGTAAGATTGGATTGATATCTTTTTTCGTTACGCTTCTCTTCCCAATCTTTATAATGCTTATAGTCTTCACAGTGCGCTGAATATCCGTTAGAATTAAAAGACATGTAACATATTGGCTTCTCTCCTTTAGCTACTGGTGATAGGACCATCTCGTTTGAATTTTCTCTCACGATACCATTATATCCTTTAGGGGTTTGGTTATCATAAAACCAATACCAGAAGTCCTCCCAAACCGTAGCATTGATATATTTCATGATAAACCCAGCCATATTTTCCATATAAGAGCGTTTGAGGAGTCGGGTTTCTATTTCTATACCTGCTTGGTTGTTATTGGCTTGTGCGTCCTTTAAACGTGTAATAATCTCTTTTGTATTAAGTCTACGTATATAGCAGCCCTCAAAATCTTCGCTTTTAATTCCTTCTTTTTGGAAGTGTTGACCCCAATCATAATATACGCCATATATACCCTCCATATTAGGTATTTTAACAAGACCGCAATATTCCTGTTTCATACCTCTATATTCCAACCAATGTTCCATTTTGGTACTACCTTGGTCTTTAAATGTATAACAGAAATCCATTGGCTTTAAACGCTTGGTAACTGGATTAACAATCTTCTTATTAAGTCCACGTGCTTTTCTAATTTGTTCTAAAGAATAAGCAACGAAAGGTTTAAAGCACTGCTTGGTAATGAATTTATCTTTATTGGCGAACAATTCATTAAGAACAGGGGACGGTTTTAAAATCATTTTATCCTCTGGTATAAACAGTGTTTCAAGAACTGTTGCGTTTGATTTAATAAGCATTTGAAAATACTTACCTAATTCATACCATGTTGTATCATTTCTACTATCTGCAACCTGTGGAGAATAATTTAAACCCAATCCTGTTAAGTCTGAAGGATTGCAGATAAACAATCCACCTGTATCTAAATCTGAGTCTTCATTATTCAATCCGTAAAGATGACTACCTCTAACGTATTCAAATAATAACCTATTTTCGTTTCTAATATTTTCAAATGTTTCCATTTTTATAATCTAACAGTTAAAATATAATAATATGTATCTTCATCTACACTTGTTCTTTTACAATCTTGATAGTAATCTACTGTATAGCCTAATTCTCTAAGTTTATTAACAATATATGTTAATTTAATAAAATTTACATTATCTTGATTATATTTGATTTTAACACAACTCTTTCCTAATATAAGTTCTTCTTCTAAATTTGATATTATATTTTCACAATAATTATAAATTCCGTTTTTTAGATTTGATACTTCGTTAACTACTTTTTCTTTTAGTTCTTCTGCTGACAATAATTTTTCATTCATAACTTTTATTTTTTAATGTTTATAACTTTTTAAATAGTTTCTTACGTTCTAATTCAGTTTCAATTTTATTTCTTAAGTATTGACATTGTTGCTGTACAACAAGTTTTTGAATCTGTTCATTTATCACATTCTTTGATTTCTCCATTTTCAATGATGTACCACGTATCTGGTTTAACATTAGCTCCATCAACATAGATTGTTTTTACTGTCGCAGGTTCTTTCTCATTTTCACTATTACGTTCGGAATATATGATAGTTGTTCCTACTGTAGCTTTAAAATTATTATCATTTCCATAAAGATACACAATATTATTTTTTCCGTTACAGATTATCCTATTTGATTCACTGATACATGAGATAATATTATTTTTGCCATTTGAAATAATATTATTAAACCCACCAATTACAGATAAAGTATTACCTTCTTCACGCAAAATGAATGTATTACCAGTATCAGATGAAATAATTTTATTCAATTTACCATTAGAAATAACTATATTGTTATTACGGGTAAGATTACAAGTACTTCTTGAACAGTCAAGGTTAACCACACAAAATAAACCACTATTATTTACCGAACCTAATTCATTATACATAGTCATTACACATCTATCTACAGAATTTGTTATCTGACCATGAGCTACTTTATCAGATGTTATTACCAATTTCTCAACATATTCGTTTTGGTAATCAGAAGTGTCTTCTGCGATATCTTCAATCGTAATTTCTTTTATAATTTTAATATGTTTACAAGTTATATGTAATGGGTCGCTATGTACTTTATCTATTTCACTGCATTCTACCATGCAATATGTATGAATGGAAATATCTGTTACAGCTATCAAATCGAACAAATTACGATAAACTGCATAACCATATCTGTAAAAATTGCTGTCTAAACAATTATATTCTTTACCTTCTTTATATTCAGTCTTATATTCCTTAAAATTAGGTGCTACGAGATAACCAATTTGTTTTTCTTCTTCCATAACCTTTATATTATTATTTTTGCAAAGATACAAATAATATATGGAAATAGCAAATTATTATATAATAAAATCATGTTAAATAATTATAATTAAAATACATTGTATGAAACATTTAAAATTATTTGGAAACGCAAATGAATTGCAGACCTATGTAGAAGGAACTGAATATGTGGAGCCATTTGTAGGTACCGACTCTCAAGGGGGGGGGGGTAGTAAGGTATAACCGTATTGCTGAGAATATAATTAGATTGTTTGTTGAAGGTGATGAGAATGTACGTATTATGAAAGGAGCGTTCAATCCTTTTTCTACTGATTTTTTCAAATTGCACAATGGTTGGAATGATTTAGATATAAATGGTGAATTTAAAGATGGTTTTACAATTAATAGTACTATTAACGAAGAAAATACACAATATATTACACAAATAGATTTTTCCAAATTTACTGGACGTAATTTAAATAATTATCGCTTTAATAATATAGGAGTTGAAGAGATTATTTTACCTGATACAATAGAAGAAATTGGATACAACTGTTTTAATCAGAATTATATGCTTAAAAAAGTTATACTTTCTAAAAATCTCAAACGTATATCCGCACAAGAATTTTTTGAATGCCGTAATTTGTCAGATATTAACCTATATGAAGGTATCGTAGAAATAGGTCAAAGTGCTTTTAGAGACACGCATATCGAAAAAATTATAATTCCTTCTACTGTAAAAATAATAGAAGATTATTTTTATTCGTTTTACAGTGAAGAAGAAGATAAAAATGGTTCTGTACGTTTTCAAAGTCTCACACCACCAGAGTTTAGTATTTATATTTTTGACAATATTGACAGAATAGAAGTTCCAAATGAAGCTGTTGAAACATATAAGAATATTAACATTCCAGGGTGGAAAGAAAAGTTTGGAGATAAAATAGTAGGTTATTAATAAAATAAAAAAAGACGATAGAATAAACTATCGTCTTTTCTGTTATTTACATTTTCGACATTTGTTTCATAACTTTATGGTAATATGTATTAGGTAAACTTTTTATATTCTTTACATAAAAACCATGGTTCCAGCATTTTGTAGCTTTTTCAAAGCTATGTTCTGGGTTAAAGTGTTCTTGAAGATGGATAAAAATTTCCTTAGACTTTTGAGGGTCTCTTCTATCTTCAAGTGTGTAACGTTTCTTAATTTTCTTCTTTTTCAGAATGTTGTTACACTCAGCTACAGCTGAAGGTGTAATTTGAAGTACTCCTAATGATTTTCCATTTCTTGCATTGTTTTGACCTTTGCTTTCAATGTGAATCATTGCAGCAATCAGACGTGACCAATCAAATCCATGTGAACAAGTTTGTGCGTTTACTGTAGTTGTGGACAGAATCGCAAAAAGAACCATTAGAAATAGTTTTTTGTAATTTCTCATCATTTTTATTTTTTAGTGAGGTGTAAAATGATATAAATCATATTACATTTGGGCACTGTGTGAGACGACGTTATGTGCCATTTTTACCTCTTATTAATTAAAAGTCGTATTTAGTTAGAGTACCATGTTTGGTAATCTTCTGACTGTACCAATCTTTTAATACTTGTATAATAAATTTATCTCTACCATGTTCTTTTGGTAGTATTGTTTTAAATTTATTTTGTAGGAGATAGAATAATTGTTGGTCAGTTAATGACTTTTTGGATGGTTGTCCATTTTCGTCCATTTGTATGACTATTGGTATATTAACAAGGGCACCATTATCATCTTCTCCTGTATATTTTGCACGAATAAAATTTTTATCTAAGAAGTTTTGAATTACTGCCACTTTATCAGAGTAACTCTCCCTTAATACTTCTTTTCTAAATTCTTCGTTAAGTTGTTTATTATAATGTTTTAACTTCATTTTTTGTGCCATGTATATAAAGATAAATAGTTTACGAAACCGTTTTCTGTTATTTTTTAACACGGTTGCAAAGTTAAGAAAAATATATTTAACCAACAAATCAATTAAAAGTTTTAACATAAATTTAATCAATAATATTGATGGGTAATTTAGCATATTTGTCTGAACTACAATATTTATATTAAAACTTAAATATCATGAAGAAATTATTTTCAAAAGTAGCAGCTTTTTTCAAAAAGTATTGTAAAACTTATTTCTTTATCCAGACATGCCTGATTATATTCTTCTTTTTAGTCGTGGCACTTGTTGGATGTGAGTATTAAGATTTTTATGAACGGGGCGATAAACCCCGTTCGTTTTGTTTTATGAAATTGTTAGTTCATCTTTGTAATCAAAATTAAATGTATGACCGTTTTCATATTCTCCAAGTAAGATTACATCCGTCAACTTATCTTCAAGTTCGTTTTGTACAAATCGTATGATTGGGCGAGCGCCATACTCTTTCTGTTTTACTGCTTTTTGATAAATGAAATCAACAACACTTGGTGTATATGTTATATTATAACCAGCCTGCTTAACTCTTTTAGAGAATTTCTTTATTTCTAATTCTGTAATACCTTTTAGATTATCATCCGTTAAACTATTAAAGTAAACAATTTGGTCAATTCTATTAAGAAATTCTGGCGTAAATTTACTTTTCATTTCTTTTTCAATGATGGCTTTTTTATTATTACCAACATTTGTAGAAAAACCAATACTTTTTCCGAACTCAGATGCTTGTTTAGCACCAATATTTGATGTCATTAAAACAATAACGTTCTTAAAATTAACAAGTTGTCCAGAAGAGTCTGTTAGTCTACCATCGTCGAACAATTGTAAAAACAAGTTATATACTTCTTGGTCAGCTTTTTCAATTTCATCTAAAAGTAAGACACAGTGTTGCTTGTTTTTAATTGCCTCAGTTAGTTGTCCACCATTTTCATATCCCACATAACCAGGAGATGCACCTGTAAGTTTTGATACGGAGTTTTTTTCAGAATATTCAGACATATCAATACGTATTAATGATTTTTCATCACCAAATACTTCTTCTGCTAACTTCTTGGCTATCAACGTCTTACCACAACCTGAAGGGCCCATCATAAGAATATTTGACATTGTCTTTGTTTTATCACCAAGACCTACTTTATTTCTTTTAATAACCTTACAGATTGCTTCTACGGCTTCATCTTGTCCGATAACACTTTCCTTTAATATATCATCAATATGAGCGATTTTAGTTTTCTCATTACTTGATAATTTGGTTACGGGTACTCCAGTTATATCTGATATTACCTTTGCGATATCATTTTCAGTAATAGGTACTATATTTTTATTATCTTTCTTTTGTTCTCTCTTATAATCAGTTAATTTACGATTAAGTGCCTTCTCTTCTTTGTTTAAGTCTTCAACAAGTTCCCACTCACCATTATTCATGTACTTCTTTTTTTCGTTTGAAATTTCATTTAAACGACTTCTTGTAGAAGTAATCATTTCTGGTTCTGTTTTCGTTAAACATAAACCTGCACCTGCAAGGTCGATAACATCTATTGCTGAATCTGGTAAACATCTATCGTTTATGTATTTTTCGGAAAGTTCAACTGCTTTTTTGATTATTTCATCACTATAAATTGTATTATGATAATCTTCGTAAAACTTTTTATTTTCTTTTATAATTTGTATTGTTTCAGATGCATTGTTTGGTTCGATAACAATTTTTTGTAATTTACGAGATAGTTGTGTGTTATTTTCAATACAATTACGATATTCCTTGAAAGGTAATGTACCTATTACTCTAACATTACCATCTTCTAAGATTTTACCAATTTTATCAGAAATATCTGTATCTCTATCTTTATTACCACTCTTAAGTACCATCTGCATATCATCAATAACGAGGATATATTTGTCATTATTTTCCAATTCGTCAAATAGCCCTTTAACTCGTTCTTCAAACATACCTCTTAAACTTGTACCCGATACCATACTCATAATATTGAGTAAAAGTAATTCTTTTCCATCTAATACACTTGGTACTTTATGTTCATTTATTAATTTAGCAAGTCCATAAACAATTGAAGTTTTTCCGACACCTCCCTTACCTACAAGCACTACATTATTCTTCCTACGTCTTGAAAGTACTTGCATTATAATTTTCAATTCTTTTTCTCTTCCAATTGTTTTATCAACTTTACCATCTTTTACTATTTTATTTAGGTTTATGGTATATTGTTTTATAAAATTATCTTTTGGTGAAACTGACTTAATATTCACTTCACTTTTGGATGGAATATTCATGTTATTATTTTTATTCTTCTGTTTTTTAGTACGTCTATTTTTTGTCTCACTTTGACATTTACTTAAAATGTTGTTATAATCAATGCCAGCGCTTTTAAGAATTTTTCCACTATTTAAATTGAGTTCTGGATTTAGTAAAGCTAATAGAAAATGTTCAGTGCCTAAGATACTACTTTTTGTTATTTCTTTTTCATTTTCCGCATCTTCCATCAACTTGTTCATATCTTTACTGAAAGGAATTTCAATTATATCATTTGTCAGTCCACTTATCTCATTATTAGATGCTGTTAATGCATTAGCGAATAATTCTCTTAGACTTACTATGTTATTATTCATTAAATAACTTTCAAGAATCATGTGTGCATGACAGTTTTTTGTATCTAACATTGCAAGAACTAAGTGTTCTGGAGTTAATTCTTTAGAGGGTATTTCGTTAAGAATAGATGTTTCCATATATAATACTACTTCATCTAATTCTTTGCTATACATTAATCTTGTTTCGTCCATTAATCAATTTCTATTTTATATTATGTGTCGTAAAACCCTCAAGTCTTCAGCTTGTGGAATGTAAGACATTATTTTCTAAAAAAATATAATAAAATTTTTGTATATTTAAATATAATTTGTATATTTGCAAGCGATATGAGAAAGATAAACAGAACATACAGGTTCAGACTGTACCCGAACAAGGCACAAACCGAATTACTATCAAAGCACTTCGGATGTTCTCGTTTTGTGTACAATTACTTTCTCAATCAACGTAAAGAACAGTATAGGGTTAGTGGTAAAAGCGACAACTACTATGCACAGGCTAAAACACTTACCACATTAAAGAAGCAGGAAGAAACTGTATGGCTTAATGAAGTAAATTCTCAAACCTTACAGTTTGCTATCAAGAGTCTTGAAGCAGCCTATACCAATTTCTTTAAGAAGCATGCTAAGTTTCCTAAATTCAAATCTAAGCATTCTAAAAATAGTTTTACCGTTCCGCAATTTGCATCTGTAGCAGGTGGTAGACTTTTCATACCCAAGTTTAAGGAAGGTATAAAGTGCCGTGTACATCGTGAGGTAAAAGGTAAAATAGGTAAGGTAACTATTACTAAAACACCAAGTGGTAAATATTTCGTTTCCGTCTTCACGGAAGAAGAATACACTACACCAATTGAGAAATCTGGTAAGCCAGTAGGTATTGATTTGGGTTTGAAGGACTTGCTTATCACTTCTGAAGGAGAAACTTTTAAGAATAACCGATACACGAAGAAATACGAATGCAGACTTGCTAAGGCACAGCGACATCTTTCACGTAAAGTTAAAGGAAGCAGAGGGTTTGAAAGCCAAAAACTCAAAGTTTCCAGACTTCATGAGAAGATTAGCAATAGTCGTGCTGATTACTTACACAAATGTTCCATATATCTTGTACATAGATATGATACTATCTGTATTGAGGACTTGAACGTTAAAGGAATGGAAAGAAACCATCGCCTTGCTAAATCTATCACTGATGCAAGTTGGGGTACTTTCATTAATATGCTTACCTATAAGGCAGAATGGAACAGCAAGAAGGTTGTGAAGATAGACCGTTTCTATCCCTCCTCTCAGACTTGTAGTGTCTGTGGATACGTTAACAAAGATACAAAGGACTTGTCTATTAGAGAATGGGAATGTCCTGTTTGTCACACGCATCATGACCGTGATGTGAATGCAGCAATTAACATTCTTCGTATCGGATTAAATAATAATATATCGGCAGGGACTGTCGATTACACGGGTGGAGAGGGCGTAAGAGCCGACCTTCTGGAAAGCCATTCCTCAGTGAAACCCGAAGCACAAAAGTCTTTAGACTGAGTGTAGTTCACACGCTTGTCAAGTCTGCTGTTTATTTAGAAAAAGATAACATTTGAATTATTTGGATATTTATATTAAATAATGATTAAAAATAACGTTATATAAAAAATGAAAAAAATTGTAAGACTTACAGAAAGTGACCTTCATAGACTCGTAGAAAATTCAGTACGTAGAGCATTGACTGAGATTGGTGATACACAAAAGGGTCAATACATGCTTGGTCGTGTAGCTGGTCGTGCTAAAGCAAATAAGGATAAGGATACTTTTATGGCAGCTAAAAACCACCGTCCAGAAGACCCAGATGCTGATGATAAGAAAGTAGCTGATAAGTTGTTTAGACGACATGCTTTCAAGCAGGGTATGGAAGACCAAGAGGATTACCAGTATTACCGTGATAGAGAGAATGATGGTGAATACTATCGTGACGCTGCTGATACTTTGGGTCGTGGTATGAAACGTCAGTACAAGAAATTTAAGTAAGGTAAAGACAATCAAGTTTAAAGCTAACATTTTTGTTAGCTTTTTTTTATTCCATTTTGTTATTATCTAAAAATATTGTATCTTTGCATTAAGTTTAATTTTTTAAAACATAGATAATATGAGTAAATTACTTAATGTTTATAATGATAATATAGATAGAACATGGTATAAGAGTTCTAATATATTGTATTCTGAGTGCATTGATAATGACAATAAGCCTAAGACTTTAAAGGTCGTATTCTCAAACGGTCGACAATATCAATATGAAGATGTTGATGTAAGAGCTTACTTGTTCTTTAGGGATGGTGATTCACAAGGTAAGGCACTTAATTCGTATATAAAAAAATACGCATGTACCCGTTTGGAGGATGTTAATGTAGATGTTATTAACGAAGAATATACCTACCGTTCACATAATGGTATGTATATTGATAATAATGATAAATTCACGATTAAAGACCATGCAGGTATGGTTTTGTATGAGTTGGACAAAGCTTTAGATGCGGATACGTATGATATGATTAATGATATTTTATTGTCAGTAGGAGTTAAAATTAAAAAGTTGTAATATATGGGAATTATTGTTGGTGGTTTTCCTGGTTGTGGAAGACGATATTTAAAAGATAATTGTCGTGATGGAATAACAGTTGAAAATGTGAAAGTGTCTGATTTTGAGTCAGATGAATTTCCAGACAATTATGTTGACCATGTTTTATCAATTGTAGATAAAACAGATATTGTTTTGATTTCTTCTCATCCTGCAATATGTGAAGAATTAAATACACGTGGTGTTGATTTTAATTTATTTTATCCAGAGCGTTCTCGTAGAAATGAATTTGTAGAGAATTTTGTTCTTGCACATAAGCCAGCAAAGCAGATTCAAGAAATAGATAATAAGTGGACAGAGTGGATTGATTTAATTGAAGAACGTACTTTGGAACATTGCTTTAAACATAGTTTAAGTAAAGGACAATTCATTGGTAATTTCCCAATGATGAATGAGTATGTTTATAACTTGCTTAACAGTATTCAAACAGTGGTAGCAACAAAAGTTGTTGTAAATGGTAATGATATTACAGATATAAAAGATGGAGGCTTGAAGTACATGCCTCAAGACGAATCGACTTTTTTATACCAATTATTTAACGCCACAGACTTATCGAATTTATCTTATATTGTTAATGAATGTAATGAAAAATTTGAGAAATTTAAACCAGATTCTGTTGGCGTTTTAATTGACAAAGATACGTTGGAAACATTGAATAAAATTCAAACGTGGTTGGAAAAGGAATTTAAAGATGATTCACAAAGCAATTGAAATTAGTGAAGATACACCACTATGGGTGGATTTAGGAAATGGTCTTGGAAAGTGGATTCCTCTTGAAAATATTTCCTATGTAACAGAATTTGATGATGTTAATAAAGAATTTAAATCTTATCATAAAATCAATTTACCAAAATTATATCCTTGGGAAATTGAACAGATAAAATTATTTAAAAATAAATATAATGAATAATGTTGATAAACAATATCTTGATTTACTTCGAGATGTTTTAGAAAATGGTAGCGAACGTAAGACACGTAGCGGACTTGTAAAATCTGTCTTTGGACGTATGATGCGTTTCGATTTAAAAGAAGGATTACCATTATTAACTACTAAGAAAGTAAGTACAAAAGGTATAATTCATGAATTACTTTGGTTTATTTCAGGTTCTACAAATATAAAATATCTTGTAGATAACGGTGTTAATATCTGGAATGATGATGCTTTCCGTTATTATAATGATATTGCCGTTAGAAATGATAAATGTATGGATGAACGTATGGTTAAAATGGGTTATCATATTTTGTCAGGAATTTCTAAGGAAGACTTTTTGGAGAAGGTTAAATCAGGAGAAAAGGTACGAGTAGTGCATTGCGTTAACGGAGAAAAGCAAGAGAGTGAATATAAATACGGAGACCTTGGTGCTATGTATGGTAAGAACTGGAGAAATTTTGGTTCTTCTGGTAAAGACCAAATTAGGGAAGTTGTCAATCTACTAAGGAATGACCCTACATCAAGACGTATTATTTTAACTTGTTACGACCCAGATACAGTAGATGATGCTGCATTATATCCTTGTCATATAATGTATCAATTCTATACAAAAGAACTTACTTTAGGTGAACGTATAGATTTATATAAGGAAACTTTAAATGATGGAGAGCAATGTGATGTTACAGAAACTTTCTTGAATTATATTGGTATTCCAAAGTATAAATTAAGCTGTATGTTGAATATTAGAAGTAATGATTTACCTTTGGGTTGTCCTTATAATATTTGTTCAGCAGCTTTGTTAACACACATGTTTGCACATGTTTGTAATATGACCGTAGATGAGTTGGTTTATGTTGGTGGTGATTGTCATATCTATGAGAATCAATTAAATGGCGTACATGAGCAATTAAAACGTGATGGTAGTAATATCCTACCACAACTTAATATACAAGGCGAAATAAGAAGTATGGATGATTTTAAATATGATAGTTTTTTAATTTATAATTATCATCCAGATGCTTCAATTAAGTTTCCTTTAAGTGTCGGATGAGTCTATCTTATGTTGTAAAAAAAGAAACTAAACGTTGTTTCGATGAAGGCATGAAAGCTGATTTGTTTACACGTGAGAAAATTGAAACATTATTGGGTGGTAAATGTTATCAATCAACAATAGCAGAAGATACAAAGAAACATGTCGATTTTTGGTGGGATGCACCTAATGGAAAGAGATATGGTATTGATGTTAAAGATTCACGTAAGAATAAAAGAACTGACTCTGATAAAGATTATAGTATAACTTGGTTAGAGATACAGAATGTCAGCGGTAAACCAGGATGGATTTATGGAGAAGAAGATTATATTGTTTTTAAAACAGATAATAAACTTCTTTTTGTAAAACGAGAACAATTAGCATATTTCGCTGAAACTAAATATAATGAATATATTAGTAGTGGGAAAAATATTGTTTACGATACACCTCAAGAATGTTATGTACCTTATCAACGAGCTAAATGGGGGCGGAAAGATATTGCTTTTAAAGCTTATATGAAAGATTTAGAAGATATATCTCACTTCCACATAAACTTTGTTACTAATGAAGTTTTTACATTTAACAAAAGCGCTGCTAAATAGCAGTGCTTTTTTCTTTTATAACCTATTTATTTAAAAAAGTATTAAACATGTTAGAACGAGAATATGATGGATATGGTTTTAACGAACCAGAAAGATTTGAGACTATGGCAATGCAAACTCGTGTAGAGTATGAACCTGACAAGGATATTAAGGTCGGACCAGACAAGGATGGTTTGATGTTAGGTCAGGAAGATGCCGTACCAAGTGATTTGCTTGTACCTAAGTTTGAAAAACATAAAGTTGTTTTTAAAGGCGATGAACCACGTATAACGCTATTTCCTACAGACCACTTATAATTTATGAGTAAGAAAGTTTTCATTCCAAATAGTAAAATATCATTATTAAAAGAAAATAATGATTTAGTCACTCAAGATAAGTATAAGTTAAATACTGGTACTGGTCTTGAGTATGGTCATGTTGTGCAAGGTAGTTTGGGGGAAAATGTTATTCCAGAAGTTGATGCAGAGGATATTAGTTTAAGTTCTTTTAAAAAGGAAAAGACACTTGTTCCAGAAATATGGAAGAATGATAAACTTGATTCTAAGGTACGTTTGCGTCTATTAGATATAGCGGATGATTTTTGGGACACTATGAATATTACATGGGTTAAACCTGAAGGTTATATTTTAACAGGTTCTATATGTAATTTTAATTGGTCTGAATATTCTGATATTGATTTACACATTGTAGTAGATTTTAAGAAAGTTGATAAACGTGTAGAATTTGTTGAAGAGTATTTTAAATCTAAAAAGAATGCATGGAATAATGAGCATGAGTCACTAGAGATTTATGGTTATAAGGTAGAACTTTACGTAGAAGACATTGATGCTGAAACTGAATCAGGTGGTATCTATGATTTGGAAGGTAATGAATGGTTAAAAAAACCAAATCCAGATGATATAGAAGAAATAGGTTTAGAGAAATATGAAATCAAGTCTATGGCAGCTGATTTCATGACTCAGATAGATGACTTGTTAGATAATGCTAAATCTACCGATGATAAACATATCTTAGATAAAATTTCAGAAGAGGCTGAAGATTTATTATCAACAATTCAGGAAACAAGAAAAGAGGGACTTGAAGATGGTGAAATGGGTGTAGGTAATATTGTTTATAAAGTTTTACGTAGAACAGGCTATCTGGATAAATTATGGGATTTAATTGCTTCTTTGTATGACGATATTAATTCTTTGAATGAAGAGGTGGTTGCGGACGGAAATGCCGACCACAATCCATTTGCTGAACGTTGGAAACATGAACGTGATACACTTAAGAATTTTATTTTAAACAACGGTATCATTATGACAAGTAAGGAAAATGGTAAAACTTATAAAGTTTACAATATTCCTCAATTATCTAATCTAATAGGTTATAATTATGCTATATGTCTTGAGTTTGACCCTTATACAATGGAAGAGGGTTCAACCGTTTACATAAGAGCGTTAGATAAGTTTACACGACGTTTATTCCAAGCACAGTTTGATACCAGAGGTAGAGATAACAAAGGTGGAACAGCCGATGATGTTAGATAATATCTTTATTATCAATTATTTTTTATTTGATAAAGATATTTATATAAAAGAAACTCAAAAACTCAAATTTCAACTTAATAATTATATCGGCAGGGACTGTCGATTACACGGGTGGAGAGGGAGTAAGAACTGACCAATCGGAAAGCCATTCCCCCGTGAAGCCCGAAGCACAAAAATTTTAGTTGCGTGCAGTTCACATTAAAATAATCAATCAATTATTATATCAATTATGAATAAAAAGGTAAATGTCAATGACCAGCTTTCTCGAATGAAAGGTTTGATGAATTATGGTCTTCAGACAGAATCTAAGAATAATACATACTCTTCTGTTGAGTATCAGAAACTTGGTGCAGATGGAAATGTATATGGAATTATCAGAGAAGGTTCTAAGTATTACATTGAAACAGCACCAAACAAAAAGACTTTAGTTAAAGAGGATTTTAACTATATTGGTGGTTTTAAAAATAGAAAAGATAACGAGTACTCAAGCTTTGCTGCTGCACAGAAGAATTTTGACCTTAAATTAATGTCAATTCGTGAAGCATATTCAAATGGTAAGAATATTGTTATTGAATCTTGGAATCCTGACAAGAAAGAAAACCTTACTATTGAATCAACGGAGAAGATGCGCAAGGAGATTCTTCGTGAACGCCAGATTATGTATAATGCTGCTTGTATTAATGAATCTAAACCTCAATCTATGACTATGGAAAGTGATAACTCATGTGGTGTTTGTGGTTCAAAAGAATGCAAGGGTGAAGATGCTTCAAAATCAGCTGATGTTGAGGGTTATGAGAACTTAAAGGATGCTAATCCAAAGAATAGTTTCCGTAAATCTAAGCACCAAACAGGTAAGGCTAAAGATGCAAATGATTACAAGGCAGTTAAAGAATCTGCTGAACCTTTAGCTTGGCACAAGGAAGGTCAGGATGCAAAGGGCAATATGGCTGATACATATATGGATAAATCTCATGGAACTGAGGTTGGCAGTTCAGCACCTTTTGACGAGGAAACTGTTGAAGAGGGTGTTGCTATGCATGATGCTGAGAATCAGAATACACCTAATGTTGGAGTTAACAATGTTGGTGATTCTGCACCATTCGACAAAGAAACTAAGGTAAATGAAGGGCTTGATGAAATTCCTGATGAAAATCCTGAAAATTCTGAGGATGTTGAAGATAATGAAGTTGATACTGATTTAGAAAATACTGATGATGTCATGGACGATGCTGATGACACTATGGGCGATGAAGGTATAGAAGACGATACACTTGGTGACGAGGCTATTGATGCCGAGAATGACGAAGACGACTTCGAGGATGACGAAGATGAGTTTGATGAAGATGACTTATCTGCACGTGTAGAAGCAATGGAGGATACTCTTGAACAAATCGCACAGAAATTAGGTATTGATACTAACGACTTTGATACTGAGGAGTTTGAAGATGATGACGACTTATATTCAGATGATGATGAAACTGAGGATGAGTTTGGTGACGGTATTGAGGATGACGATTTCGATGATGAGGAAGACGAAATGCCTATGGAGTCAAAGAAGCGTAAAGGTTATCAGATTTTTGAAACAAGAGCATTCAAGAAAGCTAAACGTCGCATGAATGAAGGTGGTATGAAGCCTTTCTCTAATGCTAATCGTGTTCCTAATGGTAACATGAATGCACTTGATGAGTTTGGTAAGCATCCATGCTTCAGAAAGCAGCCAATGACTACACCAACTAAGAATCATCAAGAGTTTGACGGCTATTATGACATGAATGATGAGTCGGCTAAAAATGACACACCATACGCAACTAATATCGGTAGTGGTGCACCATTTGATTTAGATGTAAAGACAGTTGAAAATTCAATTGCAGAGTCAATTCGTAGAAACCTACGTAATTTAAAAAAAAAATCTAATCGAAAGTAGACCAACAAAACTAAAGGTGCCTGGTGGTATGGGTGCTGATTTAGGTCAGCAGCCAGCACCATCGCCTATTCCGCCACAGATGAATGAACCAAGTGGGTTTGATATGGGCAGTGACCCTATGTCTGATGACGTAAACGGAGGTGATAATCCAGTAGGTGATAATGATGAAGCAAATGCGCCAGATTCTAATGGCGTTGATAACAAAGCACAAAAGGCTGCTGGCGAGTTGAGCTATATTTTGCCAGATGCTTCAGAGGAAACTGTGGATTATGTCATGGGTATGTTAGCCCCAGCGGTAGGTAAAAATGATAATGTTGGTGACGATGACGTTGAAAAGTGGTCTGAGAAGATGAAGAGTGGTGATGATAAAAAGTCTGATGAAGATGAAAATAATGATAATGAGAATGAAGAAACACCAGATGGTGATAATGAAGATATGGCAATGGAGTCAATAAATTATATAGATAATATCATTTCTGAAACACTACAAGAATATTTCAATGTTAATGATAAGAGAGAAAATACACGTCCAGAGAAAAAGTTAGATAAGACGTATATTGATGATGAAAATCCTTTTTCGTCACCATTTTAAAAAAATAGCACAATGTTAAGTGGTCTAAAGAGGAAGTTTGCGCTTCCTCTTTTTTTATATTATGAATTAGATATTTATATTTAAAGTTTAAGACTATTATGAGAGTTTATACTAAAATAAATGGCATATTACACGAAGGTATCGCATTTTCTAAGAAAGATATTCAGATTAAAGAGGTAACTAATACTGGTGGAGTTTCGGCTTCAATTAGTAATTCAGCAAAAACACCAACTGATGCTGTTAATAATGCTGCATCTACTCTTAATCAGAATCATAATGTAAACAATGTATCTTTTCAACCTAACCAAGTTGACGGACAACAAAATACAAATTCAGGAGAGGGACAACAGATTAATGTTGATGTATCAAATAAAGCTGAAGCTGTAAAACAGGTTACTGATGCAGCTAAAGACCCGTCTAAGAAAGATGCTAAAATAGTTGCTTACAATAGTAAAACATCACAGTTGAATACGGTTGTTACACCAAAAGGTTCAACACCTACTGGTAATATGCAAAATTCATCCTATCAGAGAAAAGGAAAGTTAGTAGAGATGAGAAATAATTCTGTACCATTCAGTAAAAAGGATTTAGATGATTATTTAAAATTGTTGTGATGAAACGAATATATTTAACAGAAGATAAAATTAATGTTATTAAAGAAAGAGTTATTAATAAATTACCATCGTTTTTATACAAGGCTCTTTCTACCCATAAAACATCTTTAGGGAATAATGCTATATTTCCTTCTGATGATATATATCCATTTGATTATACTATTGCTAAAAAACGTTTTAATGAACTTTCTAATAAAATTCTAAAACATGGTTATCCTATTAAAGATGTTGACGGATTATCAGATAGAGCTATTAAATGTCTATTAAAAATTATGGACTTAGAGAATCCTTTACGTAATCATTTGGAAAAAGTCTGTCACAATATTGTTTGTGATTTATTCTCTATTCCTAAAGAATCTATTAATTTTTCGTTAAATATAGTTGATAAGGTTGATTCAGAAAATGCAAGATTAACACCTGAAGAGGATGATGAAAATAATAAATATGAGTTTGAAGATGTATTAGAGAAAGATGAAATAGATAATGAAATATCTAAAAGAAGAGTTATTGATTCTTTAATTCAAGGCGCAAGTATTAGGTTATCTAATTTAAGTTTTATATCAGATGATTATTTTGATAATATTGATGAAGAGTTAATTACTCTATATAAAGAATTAATGGATTTAGGTGATTATCTGGCATTTGTTAAAAACGATAAAATAATAGACGGTAATACAAATCAAGGTTCTTATGTTTCTGTTAAATTAGGCGGAAAGTCAGAAAGACCTATTATAACAGTTCAAGCACTTAATTTCCCTTTACTTTTACGTGAAACTATACGTGGTGTCTTTGAACTCGTATCTTCACATGGTCTACCAAAAGATAGAAAGAAAGCAAATTATATTTTACGCAAAGCTGATTTTATCAAAGCTGAACCATGGGATATGCGACTTGGTGTTGGTTTATGGGATAGACTATATTCATTAATGAATGGATATGATACTGACGTAGTTCCTTTCATTTTTATGAAATTATGTGAAAATACACCTGAAGAGTTTAATAAAATTATGAAAGAAATTCTTACACCGACTAAACTTGGTAGAAGATATATTGATGACTTAGCAAATTCTGTGTTACATAATATTGATTATCAAAGATTTAGAAAAGATATAGATACAAAACAGTCTGATAGTTATATTATAAATGATAGTTATTTTTCACCTGCTGAACTTGATACATTTAATATTGATAGTAAAGAAAACGAAAGTGATATCATTGAAGATAATAAAGAAAGTTAAATGTTATGATAGATATACAAACTATTGCTGAAGAATACGCAAGAAGTTATGCTGATAAGTCGAGGATTTATTTTATAGAAAAATACCTTTCAACATTTAATGCGAATGTTGGTAAAAAATCACAATTCCTATTATTTCCAAGACAGAAAGCATTCTTACAGAGTCTTGCTGACCATAAGGCTTCTATTGCTATTAAACACCGTCAGGCAGGTATTACTACTGTATCTTCGGCATGGATATGTGCACAAATTGCGCTTGCTGATTCTGATAAACCAGAAACTATTTTGTGTATTGGTAACAAACTTGACCTTGCAAACCAATTGGTTACAAAAATCAGAGAGTTTTTGATGCAAGTTCCACGATGGTATTGGGGTGACGAATATTATTCTCCAGACCCAAAATCAGAGAAAAATAAAAAAGATATTTTCACCAAAAATAGTAAATCAGAATTACAATTATTTAATGGATGTTCTGTATATGCAAGGTCATCTGGTGAAAACGCTGCACGTGGTATTTCCGCTGTTTCTATATTGATTTTTGACGAGGCAGCCTTTATTGAGAACGGTCCAGCAGTTTATTCTTCAGCGGTTGCTGCTACATCATCTTATGGTGATAAATCCAAGATAATAATGGTTTCAACACCTAATGGTAAAGATGAATTATATTATAATACTTATCGTCAAGCATTAAGTCATGAGAATAACTATAATGCAGTTGAATTTAAGTGGTATCAAGATTTGCGTTACAATAGACACTTGAAGTGGTATAAAAAAGATGCTGAAACTGGAGAAAAGAAATGGATTGTAGAAGAAACATTAGATGATACTGGAAGGATAGAATACAACGAAGAAAGATGGCGTAAATTGGAACAAGACGGTTGGAAACCAACTTCTCCTTGGTATGAAACAATGTGTCAATCTTTCAATAATGATTCCATGAAAATAGCCCAAGAGCTTGATGTATCATTCCTTGGTTCTGCTAATAACGTTGTTGCAAGTGAATTTGTAGAATTACAGAATCGTATTAATGTTAGAGACCCTCTCCCAGATTTAAAAGACCCAATGGTAGATGATACTTGGTATTGGAAACCACCTATCCCTGGTCACAGATATATATTGGGAATTGACCCCTCACGAGGCGTATCTGCCGATAGAACTGCTATAGAGGTGATAGATATGGATGGACGTGATGAAAATGGACAGCCGATTATAGAACAAGTAATGGAATATGTCGGAAAGAAATTGGGTGACGATATTGGTTCTATGGCGGTCTACTACGCCAAGCAGTATAATAATGCTTACGTTGTGGTAGATTGTACTGGTGGTCAAGGAGATGCTGCTATTTTAACAATGTTGAACCTTGGTTATACTAACCTACATTATGATGACTCTTCTCAGAAGACATACACAATGCAAAATCAATCTATGGCAGATGGTAATTATATGAATAGATTGCCTGGTTTTCACTTCCAAGGAAATAGATATCCTGTACTTGCTAACTTTGCAGGACTTGTTAGAAACAACGAATTTAAAATACGTTCTGCACGTGTTATTAATGAACTTGATACATGGATTTTTAAAGGCGAAACTGGACGTATGGACCACATGGAAGGTGCACATGATGACACAATTACATGTCTTGCAATGGCTCTATTTGTAATGCAGTTTTCTCTTAGTAAAATAGAAGCTGCTAAACGTAAAGATGAAGCAATATTAAGTTCTTATAGAATGACAAATGGTAGTAACTATAGAAGACCAGCTATAAGATACAGTCAACCTGTTACACCTAAATCTGGTCTCCCTATGATGAATAGTAATTCTTTATCATCAAAACCGAATAAACATATAGGAGGAACTTATATGTGGTTATTTAGTGGTATGAGATAGTTAAATCTATTTAGAAATCAACTAAAAATGTTATTTTTTAATAAAAATTTATATGGCTAATAAATTAACTGTTTTTCAACAATTAGATAAAGCTATAACTGGTAACTGGAACACACAGGACACAATGGCAAGACATATCAATAACTACGATATGTCTGGTAATAATGTTATATACCAAACCAACGATAAAGATAATTATGAGAAAGTAAAATTAGAATTACAACAGAATAAATATCTTGAAAATAGATGGGTTAAAGCTAACGTTGATTTAAATGTAAGTGCTTACTCAGGACTTAATAATGTTAAGTTGATGTATCGTGATGCCGATTTGATGGACTCATTTCCAGAGATAGGTGCTGCACTTGATATTGTTTCTGAGGAAAGCTGTTTACCGTCAGATACAGGAAATATAGTAAATGTATATTCTAAATCAGATAGAGTGAAAAGTATTCTTGAAGATTTATTTACCAATAGATTAAACCTACAATTAACAGCACAAATGGTTATACGTGGTATGTGTAAATATGGTAATGATTACATGATGCTTGATATAGACCATAAGTTAGGCGTTAAAGGATGGAAACGTTTACCAGTATTTAATGTTGAACGTATAGAAAACGGTATTACTAATCCATATTCAACAGGATATTCTACTGTTGCTGATAACAATACAGATACTAATTCTGATATGTCTACTAAATTCGTTTGGTTAGACGATAGTCAGTCACAAGTTCCATTTAGGGATTGGCAGATAGCACATTTTAGATTATTGACAAATTCTATGTATCTTCCTTATGGAGTTTCTTATTTAAATTCAGCTCGTAGACATTGGCGTATGCTTAGTTTAATGGAAGACATGATGCTTATTTATCGTCTTGAACGTTCTATTGAAAGACGTGTATATAAGATATTTGTTGGTGCTATTGATGATGCCGATGTACCAGCTTACGTTGAGGAAATTGCTAATAACTTTAAGAGAACACCTATTATTGACCCGATGACTGGTCAGGTGGATTTGAGAAAGAACATTTTGGCAACGGACCAAGATATCTTCATCCCTGTAAGAGACCAAAATGCACCAACTCCTATTGATACGTTGTCAGCAGCACAAAACTTAACAGCGATGGATGATATTAAGTTTGTTCAGAATAAGGTATTAACGGCATTAAGAATACCTAAAACATTCCTTAATTTTGAAGAAACCGCTGGTGATGGAAAGAATCTCGCTTTGATGGATATACGTTTCACAAGAACGGTTAATAGAGTTCAGCAGGCGTTCTTAATGGAGTTAACTAAGGTAGCATCCATTCACTTATTCTTACTTGGATTTAGTGATGAGTTAACTAATTTTTCTCTTACAATGAATAATCCTTCAACTCAAGCAGAATCTCTTGAGATTGATAATATAGAGAAGAAGATTACTGCTGTTAGAGATGCTGTATCAGACCCTGGTGGTGGTATTCCTGTTATGTCTCAAGCAAAGGCATTAAAGACAATTATGAAGTGGTCCGATAAAGAAATTAAAGAAAACCTTGAAGAGATACGTCTTGAGAAAGGTATTTCTGCGGAACTCGAAAAGACAACCCAAATCATTAAACGTACTGGTTTGTTTGATACTGTTGATAGAATATACGGAGAACCTGGGGCTGAATATATGGATGACCAACCACAACAAGGCGGACCTGACGGTGGTATGGGCGGTGGCTCTATGGGTGGTGGAGGAGACTTCGGTGGAGGTCTTGATTCACTCGGTGCACCTGGTTCTGATGATATGGGTGATATCGGAGGAGAAGAAGGTTCAATGCCTACAGGAGATATGGGTGGTGATGCTGGTGCACCTCCAGGAGGCGAAGCACCAGGAAGTAGCGGTCCAGAAGCAGGAGACACTCCAATGGAATCTGTAAATAAGAAAAAACCTCTTATTACTGAAAATACATTAAAGGCGATGAAGAAAAATAGTGATAAAAAATTAGATACACTATTTGAAGAATATCTTAATTGTATTGATAGAAAGGAAAAGAAGGCTGAAGAGATTTCTTATGAAAGAGCAAATATCTATGATAAATCTTTATTGATTAATGAAGAATTTGATAAGATGATATCTTCTTTGGATAATTTAGTAAACGATAACGAATAATTTTTAAAAAGATGGTGTTTTCATAGCATCATCTTTTTGTTTATTTAAACTATTTATTTAGGTAAAACGTTTTATAAACATGAAAAATTCAGAATACAATAAAAAAGTAGATAATTTTATAAAAATCATAAAGGAATCTTTAGATAAAAAGGATTTTGAAACTTATAATCATGCTGTGGAATTATTTGAAGATACTGTATCTGTAGCTTTGAAGCAGCAGGAAATGGAAAACGAGTATAAAGGTAATAATTTTGGTGTTTTAAACCATATCTTTGAAAGTGTACTTCCAGACTTGTTTAAGAAAGATAGAAAACTTGTCGGACGTGTTATGCGTACTATTAAAGAAGATAAGAATTTACTTTCTCAATTCCAATTCTATAATGCTTTACGTGGTTATAATGGTGTTACAGACAGTACATCTTTTGTAAGAACTGCATTGAACCTCACTGAGGGTAAACTGGATAAAAAGACAATTAAAGAATCAAATGCGAAATTAGCAAAGATTTTGAAGGATAACGAAATATACCCTTCTGATAAATTATCCAATGAGAAAAGAAAATTCTTTGAGAGTTGTAATACATTATTAACTAAACGTGAAAACTTGTCAAATATCAATAAGTTGTCTGATAGCTTAATGACTGTTAGTAATTATATTAATGAACATCGTGCAACTGCTTCAGATAAAATTGATTTGGATGAGATGTTTAGTCAATTTAACAATACTTTTAAAGATAAACTTAATGAAGACGAAAGAAGCCTTGTTATGGATATAACTAATATCCGCAATAAGGATGCTGATACCAAGCGTGAGAAGTTGTTGAATAAGTTTAAGAATGAAAGTTTAACGGAGATTGGTAAACTGTTATCAGTTACAGAGGATTCTGAAGAAATAGATAATTTAAAAGGATTAGAAGAACAAATACAGGGTATGCAATATTCTTCAGAAACAATAGTCCGTGATTTGGCTAAACTGATAGAAATTTGCGATGTGTTAAAAGACAAAGATTAAAATCTCATTTGACTTTCTTATTTTTTACTTTACTTTTTAATAAAGGGATATTAACTGTTAGTATATATTTTAATAAAAACTAATAAAGTATTATTGATTTTATAACAAAAAATATTACCTTTTATCTAAAGAAATTTATTAATGTTAAGAGCAATTAAAGTTAGATTATATCCGAATAAAAGGCAAGAACAAACACTTAACAAGGTGCTTGGATGCTATCGTTTTGTCTATAATCACATGCTTGCTCTTAAACAAAAAGAATATAATGATAATAAACAATCATTAGACCTTACAGAACTCTCCAAATACTTTCATGGAACACTGCTGAAAGATGAACAATATGCTTGGTTGAAAGAACAAAACACAAAGGTGATGAAACAATCAATACGTCAGATGTTATCAGCATATGATAAGTTCTTTAAACAGCACAATGGATTTCCAAAGTTCAAATCAAAGAAAGATAAACAATCAGCTTTGTTTCCATTGGAGGCAATATCAAGGGAAAATAAGTTCAATGATAGAAAGATTACATTAACGAAACCTTTAAAAGATATCAAATTCAGATGTTCAGACTTATACTTTAAGAGGTTGCAAACATACAAGGAGGGAATAAGAAGTGCTACCTTATCGAAGACCAAGAGTGGTAACTATTTCTTATCAATCCTTATTGAACTTCCACAAGAAGAGATAATTAAGTTTGGTCGGACTAATAAACATGTTGGTATTGACCTTGGAGTTAAGGATTTTGTAATTACAAGTGATGGAGAGGTATTTGAGAATAAACATTTCTTCAAGAAACAAGAAAATAAAATTGTAAAACTCCAACGGCAACTTTCAAAGAAACAGAAAGGTTCTAACAATAGGAATAGACAACGTGTTAGAATTGCAAAGACATTTGAGAGACTAACCAATCAAAAGATTGCTTATATACATAGTGTTGTGAATGAGTTATTAACTTATTATGACACTGTATTTATGGAAGACTTGAATGTTCAAGGAATGCTGAAGAATCACAAATTAGCAAAGGCAATTCAAGAAGTTGGGTTCTACAGATTCAAATCAGTATTACAGAGTAAAGCTCTTGTGAATGATAAGCAAGTTGTATTTATTGATAGGTTCTATCCAAGTTCAAAGACCTGTTCGTGTTGTGGTTATAAGAAACGAGATTTGAAGTTAAGTGATAGGTTTTGGACTTGCCCTAATTGCAGAGAATATCACGATAGAGATTTGAATGCAGCTGTTAATATCTTACACGAAGGTGAAAGATTAATAAGTTAAAAATAAGAAAAAATAGGTGTCCGTAGCACCGAATTTACGCTTGTGGACTATCCTCCTATGGATGACAGACTTAGCAATAAGGTACTAAAAAGTAGTGATAGGTTGAAGCAAGAAATGAAATATAATAAATAATAGATTTTATGTACGGTTAATGTTTATGAAAAAGATGGTCAAAGAAATTAAATTAAACGTTTCTAACAAGGTTACATTAAAATATGGTACAATGAATAGGGAAAGTCCAAAAGTTGTATACATTAATGGAAGAACATGGATTACTCCTATGTATGATGGTAATTATAATGATGCAATGTCTTTTATTCTTAACAAATATAAAAAAGAATTTAAAAGTAGACTTTTAGCAACTGGAAAATTCGAGAGAGGAATGATTTTTGAATTTGATATAAATCCAAGTGCTATGAAGTACGGTCATAAGAAGTTTCTTTCATTTGATATTTTTGCAAAGCAGGTAGATTGTGTTAATTTGAAAGATTTAAACAACGAACTTTCTGAATGCATTGGTAACGTATCTGATAACTTTGTAGAATGTTTAGAAAATAATGATTTTTCTGTTTCAAAATTAAAATAGATTATGACAAAAAGAATAGTTAGATTGTCTGAAAATAAATTACAGAGATTGGTTAAGAATGTAGTTAAAGAAGTTATTGAAAATGACGAAAAATTTGATGATGTTCTAAATAACTATGAACCATTCGGAGAAGATGATGACGACGAAGAAAAATTTAATGAAGAATAAAAAATAGCGAGATGTATTTGTCTCGCTATTTTTTTATGTTATGTGTTAGATATTTGACTTAAAGTATTTCTACCACCTTCAATAAATGCCGAAGCTAAGTCACCTCTTTGATGATAAACATCAAGAACTTTATTTATTAAAACTATTACTTTCTCTGGTGGCATTGATGAGTCATATTCTTTCAGATGTTTATAGATAGGCCCTAAACCATAATCGCTCCATGCATCAGAACCATCGGGAAGCTTCAACCAGTCATACAAACCCATTTCCTCAAGTTTATCAAATATATTATGTTCACCGATATCTGTAATATCCACACCATTTAATTCTGTTTCTCCTAATTCTTCAACACGGTAATTAAACTCTTCAGAAAGATATACATATGGATTAGCTTGTGTATGACCAGCTAAAATTGTATTATAATCTAACTGCATTGTATTTCTTAACAAAATACCTACCCACTGATAAAGAAGTTTTGTTGGGAAGTTAATAAATTGCCCATATTTAGTAAATTCTTGCAATGCTTGTTTGTAAGAATTTGCATCAATCAGCGGTGTCCATGACTGTACGCCATTAGGATTATCTAAGAAATTCTGAAATACATTTTCTACATCAAAATTTTCGGTATAATCGTAATACATATCTTCGAAAGTTCTTTCTTGCAAAATATGTTTAGAAAGATTAGATAATTGAATTTCAGTTAAAACAATTTTTTTCATAAATTACTCTGATAATATTTTATTGATTCTATTAATCTTTTCTGAAACAATCTTTTTATTGAGAGGATTATTATTTTTACTCTCAATATAAGTTTCTAATCCTTCAGGACCATCTGTAGAAATATATGCCATAGGTGTTGAAGGGTCTGAAACTACATCCCAGCAAATTAATTCAAAATCATCACCAACTATATATTGTCCGAGTTTTTCCTCAACAGAACCAACACCTCTTGATGATACACCAAGTTTATATCCGTTAAGCAACATATTTGCAATAGTATCACCAAAAGACGTACACATACCATGTCTACGGAAACCTTCAGTTATATTTAACTCCATTTTTCCTACAAGAGTATGACCTTCCCAATGTAATTCTATAATATTATGAGATATACGACCAAGGTCGATAGTACTTTCAGTAGGGTGATTACATTCTCCATACGCACGATGTTCCTCTATTTTTTTCTGATATATTTCTACTTGTTTCTTTAGTACTTTTTCTGGATAAATTCTTCCATTAGCATTCTTGATGTCATATTTTTGAAATACAGCATCTACAATGAAAGGATAAGGACAGTGCCATTCATTTCCATCTTTACTTTCATTAACTGTTTTTGTGAAATCTTTTTTATTTAATTGTACAAAACCATCTTGTTCTATCAATAGACCTGTTCCTGTTTTGTCTTTTTTAATTTCAACTAATTCTGTCTTCTTATTCATAATTTACATTATTTAATAATATAATAATAAATATTATAATCATCTCTTAATTTATTTGTTAATAATAGAATATTTATAATAGAAGTTTTTTTTTTAAAATTTAACTGAAAAAGAAAAATATACATTAAAATTCACTTTTATTGTATGTAATACCTTACTTTACAGATATTTTTTAAAAAGATTGATATATTTATAATAAAAATAACGTATTAATTTCGTTTTGATAGAATGAAGAAAACTAATAACATTAGAGGCAAAGCTGTTAAAGACTCTTTAGAGAGTTATAACAATCTTGCACAAACTCTGAAAGAAAATACGGAAAATGCTGTGAAGGATATTCTTTCTGAAACAGTACGTGATACATACGCAAGAATCCTCGCTGAGGAAGATGAGGATGAGTATGATAAAGAGGAAGTGGAAGATACTGCAGCTCTGACAGCAGATGATGCTGAGGATGATTCTGATACTGAGGAAACTCAAGTTGAGGATGACACAGAAAGTTCTTCTGATACCGATGATGACGATACAACTGTAGATGTTACTGTAACACCAGAGGGTGATGACACTGAAGTTGAGAAAGTTGAAAACGGTACAGATGGAGATGGTGACGAATGGGCATCATTTGAAAAGTATAAAGTCGGAGATGATGAGTATGACTTCTCAGAAGCGGATGACGATGAAATCGTAAAAGTTTACAAATTGCTGTCTGACGATGACCAGGTTATGGTTAATAAGGGTGATGATAACAAGGTTAGTCTTAAAGATAATGAGACTGGCGCTGAATACCTTATTGACATGGGTGATGATTCTGGAGTAAATGAGTCAAATGAAACTATCTATGAACTTGCTTTAAATGAGTATGATTCACATGTAGGTTATACTGACGATTACCAAAAGAATAATGTCCTTGATACTAAAGGTCTTCCTGTTGCAGACGAAAAGGATTCTAAAGATTGGGGTTCTAAGGGACTTAAATCTAAAGGTTCAGAGAAACCTTGGTCTGGTAAAAAGAATAGTAAACCAGAGAATCAGCCATTTGCAGAGGGTTGTAAAAAATCTAAAGAGGAAACAATTTTTGAAGTTTATGCTGATGATATTGAAGAAGCTACAAATGTAGGTGGATTCGTTCAGCAAAATTCTACTTCAAAATCTCATGTACCTAATTCAAGTGGTAGAAAAGCCCGTAACTCTGGTAAAGGTACTGTTGTACCACGTTACAGCGCAGAATCTGAATCTCGTGAAACTAACGAATCAATTATTCGTAAAGCTAATAAGATTTTCAACGAGAATAAAGAACTTAAGAAAACTCTTGTTAAGTTCAAGAAAGTTCTGCAGGAAGCAGCAGTTACAAATGTCAACCTTGGACAAATTATTAAGTTGATTTCTGAAAATACAACATCTCAAGATGAGAAAAAGGAAATCATTGCACGATTTGGCAAGGAGGCAAAAACAATCGAACAATCTAAGAACTTGTATGAGAATATTTCTCGTAACTTGAAAAAGGCTAACAAGATGAATATCACAGAGTCAGCTAATATCAGTGCAACAAGTTCTAAGCAGATTAATGAGACACCAATTTATAAGTCAGCAGACCTTTTGGAATCTCTTGATTTAATGCATAGATTAAGTAGAGTATAAAATCAAATATATAATCTGAGGATGATGAGTTATCCCATTGAGTTTTACTCATAAAGATTTAATCTTTTGATTATTTCAAACTCTATTCAAAGAAATAAATTAAATAATTATTAATAATTCATTTAACTGATGAAAGAATTTTTAACAAGCGGTCAGGTCGGCAATATCGAGCTGAACATGCAAAAGAAGATACGTGAAGACATTCAGAAGCGTTGGGACTCACTCGGCTTTACAGAGGGTCTTGAGGGTGCAATCAAAGAGAATGTTGCTACGTTGTATGAAAATGAGGCTAAGCACCTTATTAGCGAGGCTACTGCTTCAGATAACTCTGGTTCATTTGAGACTGTAGTATTCCCAATTATTCGTCGTGTATTCAGCAAGTTACTTGCTAACGATGTTGTATCAGTTCAGGCTATGAACCTCCCAGTAGGTAAGCTATTCTTCTTGCTTCCTGTAACATCACAGAGAGAGTTTATGTACCCAGATGCTCAGCAACATGACCCAGCAGACATCGTTGATGGTACTACTGGACGTCATACAGGTCTTATGGGCTATGACCGTGTTAATCGCAATAAAGAAGGTCGTGTTGAACCACGTTACTACTTACCAGATGAGGTTGTAAAAGATTTAGATAAAGAGAAGTGGTACGTACCACAGTTGGGTCAGGAACCAAAAGATGGTACTACTTATGCAAATGCACTTGCAGCAGCACAGGCAAAGAAACTTGGTGTTGAGGCACTTCGTCAGGCTGGTCCAGAGGTAACTGAATACTTCGAGAAGTCTCTTTATGACTTGTTCTACAATGACTTCCTATATGATAACTCTAAGGGTAAGGTAACACTTAAGGTTGGTAATGCACTTCCTGTAGTTCGTACTGCAGCAGGTATGCGTCCATTCACAGGTACAGACCTTAAAGATTATGAGAGAAGTGGTTTTGATGGTACAATCCGTAACGTCATTCTCCAGATTGACGGTTTCTCAGCATTCAACGCTGGTCGTTTAACTGGTCCTGATGGTAATGAAATGGATACAGAGGGCTTCCTTGCATCTCTTAAAGTTATCACAATGAAAGAGATTGCTTCTCAGCAGATTGCTGGTGGTAATGTACAGACTGCAGCTTTCAAGAAGTATGAGTCAGTTCCTTTCCGTGTAGCTACGCAGAAGTATGGTAAGGGTATTGTAGAGTACGGTTCACTCTGTGATGCAGAGGGTAAGATGTACATCGAGCTTGACCTTGCTAAGACATGTGCACAGCAGGCAGGTACAATTGATGGTTATGTAGGTGTTGATGCTGACCAGTTAACAGCTGCTGTAGACGCTACTAACGAGGAAACAACCAAGCAGAACATGGCTGCACTTTTCAAGGTAGCTTGGGCACAGTATGATTCACTCGAACTCGAGACTGAGATTGGTGAGGTTTCATTCAAGATGGATGCAGTTACTGTATCAGTTGAGGAGCGTAAACTCCGTGCAACATGGTCTCCAGAGTTGGCACAGGACGTTTCTGCATTCCACAATATTGATGCTGAGGCTGAGTTGACAGCTATTCTTTCAGAGCAGATTGCTGCTGAGATTGACCGTGAGATTCTTCGTGACCTCCGTAAGGGTGCACCTTGGCAGGCACGTTGGGATGTTAATGGTTGGAGACGTATGGCTGCATTCTCAACTAACTATACACAGAAAGACTGGAATCAGGAGTTGATGACTAAGGTAAATCAGATTTCTGCACAGATTCACAAGTCAACACTTCGTGGTGGTGCTAACTTTATCGTAGTTTCTTCTGAGATTTCTGCACTCTTCGACAACCTTGAGTACTTCCACGTTTCAGACGCAAGTGCTGAATCTGACCAGTACAACATGGGTATCGAGCGCATCGGTGCTTTGAGCGGTCGTTATCAGGTATATCGTGACCCATATGCACCTCACTGGAGTATCATAATCGGTCATAAGGGTAAGTCATTGCTTGACACTGGTTACATTTATGCACCATATGTACCAATGAGTTTAACGCCTACAATGTTTAACCCATTCAACTTTGCACCTGTTAAGGGTATCATGACCCGTTATGCTAAGAAGATGGTTAACAACCGTTACTACGGTCACATTCGTGTTGACGGTCTCGTACACTGGCCAATTTCTGAGTTCCGCTAAGCCGAAAGGTTTACGAAATATTAAGAGAGGAATTAAAAGTTCCTCTCTTTTTTTGTCTCTTTTATTTTTTATTTGTATCTTTGCATTTATGAAAAAGATTACTTTAACATCCGAACAAGAAAAAGAAATTTGTAATATATATACATCAACAAATCATGGTGTGAATTATATCGCAGATAAATTTCATATTGGAAAACTTAAAGTTAAAACTATTCTGTTGAATAATTCTATTCTTATGAAGAAAACAGGTAAACAAGGTGATAAAGAACAGGTAAGAAACACTTCTACTGTTTCGATTCATACTGGTGGAAGAAAGAAAAAAACAACAGAAGAATTTATTTCTGAAGCAATTTTTGTTCATGGAGATAAGTATGATTATTCGGAAACATGTTATAAGGATGCTAAAACAAAAGTTAAAATAATATGTAAGAATTGCGGTAATGTCTTATATCAACTTCCTAATAGCCATTTAGCTGGACATGGTTGTTCTTGTTATAGTAAGTTCTGTAAGACTTATGATACTGAATCATGGATTCAAGAAGCTAAGACAATTCATGGAGATAAGTATGATTACTCTAAAGTTAATTATGTTAACGCAAGAACAAAGATTGCTATAATTTGTAAAGAACATGGTCTTTTTTATCAGTTACCAATATTACATTTAAAAGGTCATGGATGTCCACTATGTAAGGTTGAGAATAATAAATCAAATGAAGTTGAAAAGAGTAAATTATCTTTATTAAATAGGACGGATGATTTTATTAATCAAGCTAATATTATTCATAACGGTAAATATTCTTATGAAAATATTGAATATGTTAATAGAAAGAATTTAGTAAATATTGTTTGTCCTACACATGGTTCTTTTAAACAACTTCCTCATAATCATTTACAAGGCAAATGTTGTCCTTTATGTGCTAAATTAGTTTCAAAATCGGAAGATGAAATCTATAATTTTTTAGCAGAACGTTTAACTGTTGAAATTATTAGACATGATAGAAAAATACTTAACGGAAAAGAATTGGATTTTTATATACCATCTTTAAATATTGCAATAGAATATAATGGTATTAGATGGCATTCCGAATTATGCGGTGTTGATAAGACATATCACCTTGATAAATTACAGAAATGTAATGATAAAGGAATCAATCTAATCACTATCTTTGAAGATGAGTTTATCAACAATAAAGATTTAGTTTTAAATAAAATATTACATATAGTTAAATGTAATAATGATTTTCCTAAAATTTATGGTAGGAAGTGTCACATTAATGAGATTGATAAGAATGTAGCGGAAACATTTTTGAATAATAACCATATACAAGGGTTCGTTTCATCTTCAATTTATTTAGGCTGTTTCTTTAATGAGAAATTAGTTGGTGTTATGTCTTTTTTGAAAGAGAATGGTAATGCTTGGAATTTAACCAGATTTGCAACTGATATTCAATACAATTGTTCTGGTATTGGCGGAAAGTTATTTAAATATTTTATTAACTCATATAATCCTATATTTATCAAGACATTTGCAGATAGAAGATGGACATTAATGTCTGATAGTAATTTATATACATTACTTGGATTTAAGTTAGATAAAACATTACCACCAGATTATAGATATTATATGCCGTCAGTTAGTTCTACGAATAGATTACATAAATTCAATTTTAGAAAAAGTAAATTACATAAAAAATATGGTTTATCTTTATCATTAACAGAAAGTGAAATGACGAAAGAAATTGGTGCATATAAGATATGGGACTGCGGATTATTTAGGTATATATGGAAAAAGGAGGATTGACGGTCCTCCTTTGAACTTTTGCTACCGACAGAAATGTCGTGAGCAAACTCTAACGTGCTTATTAACAATATTTTATATTATCATAATTCCCAAACAATATCAAACCGTTTGGCAGCTTTTTCAGTTTCTTCTTTCTGTCTCTTCTCTTCTTCAGTTAGTTCACCACGCATCCTTCTATACAATTCTTCTTTAATACGTTTGTATTCTTCGTAACTAATATACATATCTTCTTAAAAACTATAAAACTATCTTTATTGTGAATTGTATCAATAGATAAAATATAACAAATGAAACTATCATGAACATGAATGCGGTTGGAGAAACCATGCATAAAATAAAATCTTTAATTTTTTTCATATCTATATTATGTATAATAATTTATTTGCAAAAGTAGATATTTTTTTTATTGTATGCAAATTAATTCAGTTAATTAATTAAAATTTACGTACTATTTTTACATATCCGTTTAATTTAAATGGAGTGACGAAATCCCAATCTTCGATATAGTTACTATCTACTGGTTTACCGCCATTATGCGTAAACAGTGTAATATGTTTTATTTGGTTAAGCGACGGGCATTCTGTTTCTACGCTAATAGCGCAAGCTTTATTACTTAATCCTATCTTCTTGACAATCATTTCGTAATTTTCCCCTTCGTGTTCTTGTGCCCACTCCAAAAGACCTTGGCTTATATTATTTTTAAAAGCAATTGTCATATGGTGGCAGAATGTTTTAGCATCTTTAATTGCACAGTTTCCAACTACACTTTCTGTAATCTTTAATAGTCTATCTCTTGATTTATCATCAAGCAATAAACCGATATATAAAATATTATGTCCAGATATTTCTATTATAATATTTTGGATAATACTTTCTGTTAAACTTTTCATCATAATTTATCGAATATGTCTTTTTCTTCTGGTGTACATATATTGTAGAATTTTTGGTAATTTATTTGTAAAGTGAATTTTGTTATATCTTTAAATTCCTTAAACATTTTTCCATAATATTTCTTGAACCAGATGTAACCTTTTTTATCAACTTTATCAAATATAGCCATATCACCACATTTTCTATTGATGATGTAATCACCTTCTTTAAATTTAATTTTCTCCATTTTGATTAAATGGGCGTGTTTTACCCATTATATAAATATTTATATGTAATAATAATTATTATAAACAACATATATATATATAATGGCTTTAAATTATTGGGCATATAGAGAAAGTAATCTGCTTAATCCTTTTTCTTTTGGTTGTGGTTGCGGTGGTAATCATAACACTGATGATAGACAGGATAAAGAGATTGGCGACTTGAACGGAAAGTTCGGTCAAGTGGAAACTGCCATTACGGCAACGATTGAATCTGTTAATAATAATACTAATAAGATTGCTGATTTAGGCGAAAAGGTACAGCATAACACCAATGATATTGAATCTATAAAAGAAAAAGTAGATGCACTTGCAGGTGAAGGTAAATTGTCTGATACAATTTCTGAATTGTCTAAGAAAGTAGACGGATTCCCAGATAAGTATTATACCAAAGATGAAAGCGATGGTAAGTACGCACCGCTTGAATCTGTAAAAACAATTAATGACGTTGTAAATGGTATTTACGATGTTATAGATGATATTAATCAGAATGTTTGCACATTTGGTGATTTAAAAGATACCGTTGCTAAGAATAGTAAGGGTATTGTTGATTTGTTTTCTAATAAGGCGGACAAGTTGGCTTTAGCAGAAGAAATTGAACGTGCAAAAGGTGCAGAGAAAGCAAATTCAGACGCTATTCAGGAAGAAGTGACAAGAGCTACTACTAAGGAAAATGAACTTAAGGGTAGTATTGATACACTTTCTACAACGGTAGACGCTAAAGAAAAAGGTCTAAGTGATAGAATAGATGCACTTGGCAATGATGTTACATCTCGTTTTGTTGATACTGAAGGTAAAATACAGGCACAGAAAGAAAATCTTGATAATGAGAAGTTAGTACGTAAAGAGGAAGATGATAAACTCAAAACTCTTATTGATGCTAATTCCGAAGATTTACGTGGTGTACATACTGAGTTAACACGATTGGATAACGTAAAAGCCAATAAAACTGATATTGAAGATTCTTTACGTAATCTTAATAGAGGTATAGATGATAAGAATAATGAGTTATCAGCTAAAATTAGTGGTAATACAGTAAATATAGATGTTCAAAGACAACAGCTTAACGCATTAAAAGTAGTTGTAGATGGTAAACTTGATAAAAGTGAATTTGCCAACTACAGTGGTGCAACAGAAGTAACTTTGAATACTTTAAACCGCAATAAAGCTGATTTAACGGCTTTAACTGAGGCTAATGATACAATAGCTGCATTAAGGAATGATGTCGCTACTAAAGCCTCTAAAGACAATCTTGATAATACAAATACAAGAGTTGACGCTTTAGAAAACTTATCACCTACATTATTAACCAAGACGGAAGCAGCTAATAAGTATATGCCTTTACTTAGCGGTGCAACTCGTGACGAAGTTACTGCTGTTGATAATAAAGTTGGTGTTTTAAATGATAAACTTGCTGGCAAAGTAGATGAATCACAACTTGATGAGAAACTTAGTCCTCTGACATCTTTATTGAAAGATAAATGGAAATCTAACATTAAGGCTAAAGAATTAAATGTGGACGACCTCGTTCGAGATATTAACAAACTTGATGGTGATAAGGCTAACAAAGAAGATGTTTATTCTAAGCCAGAAGTTGAAGCTAAATTACTTCAGTTGAAAAATGATTTAAAACGAGAGTATGATGCTAAACTTATTGAAGCGACTGAGAAAATTACCAAGTTGACAAAGGATATTGGTTATATATCAGAGTTGAAGAATGTTGAAACAGGTATTGCTAATTACGATAATTCTGGTAATGGTATTCTTGATGTACTTCACAAACATATGCATGAAGCATTTGCTAATTATGATTTCCAAAATGAGTTAGTAAATTTAATTCATAAGATGGACGAAAGAATTAAAACTTTAGAAAATAGATAAATATTTAATATATGGCTAAAAGAAAAATTAATCCGTTAATAGCGTATGGTTATCGAGAACAGGACGAATTTAAGGGACTAAGTATCGGTGGCGGTAATTGCTCTTGCACGGGAAGTAAAGATTACACTGCAGATATAAACAGTATTAAATCTAAAAATACTGAACAAGATAATAAAGAACAGGCTTTAGAAAATAAGAATCAGCAACAGGATGCAGCTATTGCAGCTTTAAGCGCAAGCACTGCTTCTACCATTTCTTTATCCGACGGTGTTGCACCTACTGGAGTGTCTAAACGCTATGTAGTAAAACAGGGAGAAAATGAGATAGGAAATATTGATATACCTGCTAACAATGCAATACAATCAGCTTCTTATAACCCAGCTACAAAGAAAATTACATTCGTTGTTACTGGCGGAAGTAATTTAGAGGTTGATGTACAAGACATTGTCGGTGATGTTGTTCAGAAATCTGTTTATGATGCTAAAGTTCAGGAACTTAATAATGATATTCAATCTTTAAAAGAAGTAGTAGATGATTTGAAAGATACTTTGGATATCGAGGGTAAACCTGAAAAAGATACTTATTAATAACAAAATAAATAATTTATTATAATATTATGGCTTTAAACAAACACATTCAATTATTCAGAAACTTAACACCTTCTAATACAAGGGAGGAAGCTATTGCTAAGTTAGATGAATTTGCAACTAACAAGAGTGTCAAGGACGGTGTTCCTGTTCTTGGACGATATAAAGAGGGTGCAGAAGTGAAAACACTTTTGGCACTTTTCCACACCACAGATGAGAAATCATCTTATACACTTTTAACAGATGGTTCTGCAGGTTCTGTAACCGATTTAGCATTAAATGAATTAAAGGCTAAATTAGGTGATGGTTTCTCTGCAACTGATACTGTAGCGAAGGCTATTGCTGCACTTAAAGGTGATACCGCTAATGATACCAAGGATAGTGAGTCTGTATTAGGTGCTAAAAAATATGCTGATAATGCAGTTTCAGAGTTGAAGGGTGCAGCTACTAAGACTGTAAAGGAGTTAGAAGATGAACTTGCAACTTTAAATGGTGATGACTCTACTACTGGTTCTCTTGACAAGAAGATTAAAGATGCAACTACAGGTATGACACTTGCTGAAGTATCTGAAGAGGGTTCTATTATCACATCTGTAGCACAGGCAAATGGTAAGGTATCAGCAGTAAAAACCCCTGTTAAAGATGTTAAACTGAAAGGTTTTGCTAAAGGTACAGAAGAAGGCGCAATATCAGAAGATGATACTATCGCACAAGCTTTGTCTAAGATTGAGAATAATGCTGCTAAAGCAAGCGTTAGTATTAAGGCAGACGATAAGATTCTTGCTAAAGATGAAAATAATGCGTTATACGCTTCTGTAACTATTTCTGCAGTAACCCCAACAGATACAACTGTTAAGGAAGAATATACTATTGTTGGTAAAGATGGCGCTGACCTTGCAGAAGGAAAGCATATTAAAATATACAAAGATAGTTCTTTAAAATCTCTTGAACTTGTAGCTGAAAATGATGCGCATAAATCTGGTCAGTTCTTAAAATATGTTTATGTTGATGTTAATGGTGAAGACCAGACTGTATATGTTGATTGTTCAACACTTTTGGCACAATCAGAGTTTAAATCAGGTCTTCAGGTTAGTGAAGCTGGAGAAGTATCTGTTAAATTGGCTACTGACTCAGAAGAATACCTTACTGTAGACGAGAATGGTCTTAAGTTAACAGGTGTAAAGACTGCAATTGAAAATGCTAAGAAAAATGCAGCTGTAACCGTTTCTGCTGATACTAATCAACATGTATCTGTAGTAGAAAGTGCTGGTACTGATGGCGGTAAAGTATTTACTGTATCTGATAATGTTGCTGGTGATAATGTTAAATTGAAAGGCTTTACAGCCGATACAAAGGGTTTCACTGGTATAACCGAAAATAGTACTGTAACTCAGGCTGTTAAAAACATAGAGGAAGAAATCATTAAGAATGAGGAAGTAGTTGCTGCTTCTTTGAATGATTTAAAAGATACTAAACTTGATAAGATTTTTTTGAATGATGCAGAAGTACCTGTGACTAAAAATCCTGATAAGATTTCTACCGCTAAATTAGTAATTGATGGTAGTACTATTACATTGAAGAATTATGCAACAGCAACTGCTTCAGAACCTGCTGAGGGTGATACTATCAATACTGCTATTGCTAAACTTTACGCAACAATAGATGGCAAGAGTTCTTCTGTAAAGGCTGGAGATGGTATCAAGGTTGCTACTGATGACCCTTCTAAGGTTTCTGTAAAAGCAGCTGATGCAATTACAGAAGAGAATATTGCTAACTTTGGTTTTGCTGCTGACGGAACACTGATTTTAAAGAGTATTGACGGAGGTACTTATTAATTTTAATAAATAAATTAAAGAGCTGTGCTTCTTTATGGCACGGCTCTTTTAGTTAAGTAATCTTTATTAAGTATGAGAAATGTTTATATTTTATAGAGATTAAATTAAATAAAACGATTATGGGAAAGATTCTTCATTTAAAATCAAAAGATACCAACACAGCTGCTGGCGGAGTTGTTACTCCTAAATTACCAGATTCTTCAGTAATGGATTATGGAGAGATTGCTGTTAACTATGCCGACGGATATGAAACTTTAAGTATAAAAAACAGTGCTGATAAAGTAGTTTCATTTTCATCTACAGACCATTTAATTAAATATGCTGATTCATTAGTAGGTGACGAGAGTGCATTAGCTAAAAGAGTAAAGGCTTTAGAAGAAAAATTAGTTGGTCTTGATGAAGCACTTAAGAAGATAGTAGGAAAGAATGAGTAATGAAAAAATTAGCGAAAATTTTCACTTGGATTGTAGATAATGTAGAGAAGGATAAGTTAATACATAAAGAAGTCGGTTCTTTAGTGTTTTTTTTAACCTGTATTGCGTTATTAGTATTGGGTGTTAATATTTATACTTCTGTAGCAATATCAACGCTTATAACGGCTTTATTTGCGTTTGGCAAAGAGTATTGGTTTGACCCAAGGTATTTTAAAGGAAATGTACCAGATATAAAGGACGCATTATGGACTATGTACGGTGCTATAGAAATGATTATTATAATCTTATTAATGAAAATATTTTTACATTAGAATATTAACTAAAAAAATACAGCATATATTTTTATGCTGTATTTTTTATGCTTCTGTTGTTAAATAATTCCTTAGAGGAAAATCTCCATCAGTACATTTTATAACGGCTAAACCTGATTGTGTCCACCAGTTAGTAGCTTTTTTAATCTTTTTCCATTCCTCTTTAGTACCGTTATAGATAACATCGGTTAATTTTGGATGTGCATAGAATATACCTTGCCCTAAAATTTCTTTAACCGAGTGTGGTATTACTATTCTTTCTAATTTCTGGCAGGCATGAACGGCACCTTGTGATATTGTTTCAACACCTTCTGGTATAATCAATTCTGTTATATTATTACATCCACCAAATGTATATTGTCCAATAAATGTTACTGTATTGGGTATTGTGATGTTTGTTAATGATGCGCAATTATTAAAAATTCTATCTTCTAATCTTGTAACACCATTAGGAATATTAGCATTTTGTAATTTAGTACATCCGTCAAATGCACTATTACCAATATAATTTACCGAATCTGGTATTGTAATTGAAGTTAAACTTTGGCATCCGTTAAAAGTATTAGGTTCAATACGTGTTATCTGATTTGGTATATTGCACGATTGAAGTTTTACACAACCATTAAAACACGAATTTCCTAATTGTTTTACACTTTCTGGTAATGTGATACTGGTTAGAGAATTGCAACCTTGAAAACTACTATTTCCAATAGTAGTTACATTTTGCGGAATAGTAATGTTTGTGAGTAACGTGTCACCCCAAAAAATATTAATTCCCATAGTAACTAATGTTAATGGGAGAGTAACTTCTGTTAAAGATTTGCAATTAAAAAATAAATTATTTTCAAGTTTTGTTACACCTTCTGGGATTATAATATTCTGTAAATTGGTACATTCTCTAAATGTTGAATCACCTAATGTCTGTACACTATTAGGCAATGTTATAGAAGATAAAGCTGTACACCCATAAAAAACTGAATTACCGATACTGGTTAGATTTTGAGATAATTGTATATCATTTAATTTTGTGCAATTCATAAAAGCATTAGAGCTCATACTTATAACAGTATCTGGTATTGTTATTGATGTAAGATTAGCACAATTCTGAAACATAATATATGATATAGTAGTAATACCATTTGGAAGGTTTACTTCTCTAAGTTTTGTGCAAAATTTAAAAGTACCATCTGTTAAATTAATAATGGCATGTTCTGGAAATGTAACTTTTTCTAAATTCATGCAATAAGCAAATACACCATTACCTAATGTTGTTACAGTATCTGGGATAGTGACTTCCGTCATAACTTGGTTATAAGCAAATGCTTCTCTACCAATATAAGTTAAATTATCTGGTAATGTTATATTACCAAGTTTTCTACAGTTACTAAAAGCACTATCACCAATCCTTGTAACCATTGATGGAAATTCAAAATTAGTAAATTCTCTGTTATTTGCAAAAGTATAACTACCTATTTCTTTTATATTTGTAGGTAGTATTATTCTTGGAAGTTTACGACAATTATTAAATGCCCCCCACCCAATATATTCCAAACTTTGCGGTAGATTGATTTGTTCTAAATTTGAACAACTATTAAAAGCATCACTACCTATTTGTTTAACACCCTCTGAAATAGTAACAGACGTAAGAGACCTATTATTAAAGAAAGCTCTCTCACCGATACTTTTGACTGATGAGGGGACATTTATACTTGAAAATTTAGCATTTGGAAAAGCGTAATCACCTATTTTTGTAATATTATCTGAAATATTAAAGTTTGTAAAATATTCATTACCAGTATCTCTTTCCGTGATTAATTTCTCTAAATCTGTATGATATAGAGTAAAATTTTCACCGCAACGTCCACCAAGCCCATTAATAATCGTTTTAAGATTATGTTTAATGAGTTTTAGTTCTATTAATCTTTCAGCTATTGACATGATAATATTTATATATACTTGTTATTTAAGTCATCAACAATTTTAAAATGTAATGAATCGTGATGAATAATTGTTTGCATACCGTAATTAACTTTGATGTCAACATAATAATTTTGCGGAATCAACATATTAGTATTTACTAATACATAATTTTCGGTATTTGTTTTATTTACATTTTCAAATGGTATTATATCAAGTTCTCTTTCACCGTCTTTGGTATATAAGCGCCATTGCATTCCATCTATTAATGCACTGTCCGCTTTCTTATAATCAACTTTAGCAACGATTACTAATTTTCTTACGTCACCTCTTTTAATTTTCTCATTAGCTTTTATACCGCTAAGAGAGGGTGTGAAGTTTTGTGATTCTGTTATACTTGAACCAATGTTAAAATATGAACGTGGATTTTTTGTAGTAAAATCAAGTTCAACTGCATCAAATTCAGTTCCTTGATATACAATATTATTCCATGTATCATAGAACATAGTATCTGCTTCGTATTTCTCTTTTGGTAAATTAAGTTCAATATAATAAACACCATTACTATATTGTTTACTTTCTATATTTTCACATAGTTTACCAGATTTATCTGTAATAACTTCTTCGTTACTATTCTTTATTGTTACGGTTGGTCTTTTATCTAAATTAGTTAAGGTTCCGCCCATAGAACAATAAAGGTATAATTTATTGTTTTTATTTAAAACAAAGTTAGACCTATCATCAGAAATATAATCATTATATACTGTTTCTATAAATGGTTCAAAGAATGTATTCGTTTTGTCAGTCAAGAAACCTACATATTCTTCTGTGGTTGATTTTGCAAAACCAGTATTCTCCCCAGTTCTTTCAAGTTGTGGCGAGAACGCTATACCGATACCATTATTTTCTATTTCACCATCTATCATTTGATTTATAACATTTGTTACATCGAGCGAAATGTTTTCATTACCAATATCGAAATGTTGTCTACCGATTATTATGCTACTTCCAGCAATAGTTCCGAATTTATCATATTCTTTTGAGAAAGTTTCATTACTGTACACACCTTCCTCATCCCATTTGACACCATTTCTTGCCTGATACCAATTACAACCATCTGTTGATATTAATCTATCAGGGTCTGTTTGTTTTCCACTATAGAAATCAATATTAAAAGAACTTGTAGAATAATCAAAACCTTTACCTCTATCCCATTTTTTAGGAATTAAGAAAAAGATGATATCGAAAGAAGTAGCACGATGTCTATTACAGTCATGAATTGTACTTGTTTCTTTGTTATGAAGTTGTGTGAAATCAATAGACCCAGCATTAGTAATGCGTAAGATATGTTTCATTTTACTTCTATCTGGCATAATTCCATCTTTAATAAGATGAGATATATTATCAATGTCGAAGTAACATAAAATACGTGTTGTACTTAATCCGTAACATAATTCTGCAATAGGATTAAGCCCTGTATTATATTTTTTACCTTTAATTATGGTATTGAATTTGGATAAATATGTACGTTCTAACATTGTTTTTAAGCGTTTAATATATAAATAGTTTATGAAATACGAATATCTTGAGAGATGATTTCGTTGATAGAGTAATCTTTTAGTTTATTTATAGCACCTGCCCAGTCACCACACTGTTCCATACCAGCCCAAGGATGAACATGACGTAAAATAGATTCACGCATAATTTCTAATAACTCCATCAGTTTATCACCTTTAACTGCTGGATGTAACGAAGACATGAGATTTGAAAGATTCTTATCTTCTATTAATTTCTCATTATCATGGATATATATGCTTGCATCATTATCTTTGTTACTTACTAAATTAATTTTATCAGCAACTACATTGACAATACTATTAGCATGTTGAGGTGTTCCTGTTTTTGTATCATCTCCACTAACAAGATTCTTTTTATACTTTAATTGAATATATGTTGGGTCTATTGAGTTAAATATGATATTACCAAATTTAGAGGGGTCATCATCATTAACTGGTTTTTGTCTTATACCAGCACGCAAATCAACTTCACTTGTTTCTGTATCTTTATCAAATTTTAATACTATATCTTCTTGTCCACGTCCTACTACCGCAACATCATTAGGTTCAGGGAAAGAACCTTTAGTGTAATTATCATTAGTTATTTTCTTTAAAGGTTTACTTACATTCTCTTGAGTTAAACTTAACGCTTTAGCCTTAGTATTGCTTAATTCAAAATCCTGTGGTTGGGATATAATTGGACCTATATAATATCTCTGACTACCAGTATTACCTATTTCAGTAAGAAAAATTAATACATATTCACCTACCTTTGGAACTGACTGAAAAACTTTGGGAAGTAAAGGAAATGCCCATGGAACGATACCGAGTGTATTATCTGAAGTAGTACGTGCTTTTACACGTAGACCATCAGAACCATTAGGAGTAGTTCTGTCTTCAACTTCCTCAACTTTACCTAAAAGAAACATTGTTGTATTCATACTATAAATTCTTTTCGTCCGTTATCTAATTCTTCAGTCAATTTGATATATTCTTCATCAAGTTCAGATAATTCATTTATTAATTTTATCACTTTTGATTTTTTATTTTCATATTCATTTTCAAGTGATTTAATTTTCAATTTTATTTCTTCGTTAGATAATTTCATAACCATTTATTTTTTAAGATATTAATCCATAACCAGGACTTGCATTTGTATTTACACCTTCCACTACTACAGGACCACCAGCATTAGCACCAGCACCTGTGAAACTAACTCCACCTGGCACATTTGATGTTTGTATTTTTGCGTCTTCATGGAAAGTTCTAACTATTTCTTTCCATCGTGCATATTCAACGCCTATCGTTAAATTTGGGCTACCGTCTGGCATATCGCCAATAGGTATACCCATTTTATTTAAATCTTCAATAACATTTGCGGTTGAATTAATCACAGATAAACCTTTTCTTTTTGCAATAGCACATACTATTAAAATGCTTGATATTTCAGGTGCAGGTTTTCTTATTCTTTCAAAGAAACCTTTTATAGTATTACATATTTGCTCTATTCCCATAATTCTTTAATTAACAATTGTTAGTTGTAGGCTGCTCATTTATAGTTTCACTCTTATCAATATCAGCATAATCCACGTTTCCAGTAGATGTATCTTCAAATTGATTTTTAAACCAAGGAAGATTTAGACTAAAACTACATTCTTTCATTATTTGCATCATTAAATCTCTATAATAGCCAAGAGTTTCCTGTAACAACATATCTTCCATTAATTTAACTATAGGAGATAGTTTCTCTAATAGCAATTTTAATAACTCTTGTAATATAGCATCTTTAACTTCCTTTACGATAGCAACTATTAGTGAGCGCATTGAATTTATTATATCTTGAAAAGATATCAATCCTATATCACTTCCCATTATTTTCTTATTCACCATAATTACCATTAAAACTTTTGGTGTTAAAAGTGAATTTACAAGACTTGTGATTAGATTTTCTATTAAATTATTAACGAAGTTAAATTCAATTTTTGGTCTATTGACTGGTTTTTCTGACTCTGAAATAGTTACTGTTGCTTTAGTTATAATTCGTTTAAGCAAATCTCTTTGTTCGTGAAGTGTCGCATTGTTATCAAATTTATCAATAAGTTCTTTTACTTCGGTAAAGTCACCATATTTTATTTGATTATCTCTAAATGATGCATGGTTATGATATGCTTCTTCTGAACGTTGTAACATAGCATCGTATGTATCATTAGAAAAAGAGTAGTAACAATCCTTTAACTCAGTATCATCAGACTCTATTATCTCTTTAATAACTTGAGTAATCTTTTCAAGTTCTATTTTCTTTTCAAAACTTAATTTAACCGAACCACCAAATTTTGCGCCTAAAGTACTTTCTAAAAGATTTGTAATTATATTTTTTGCATCGAAAAGTTTCATACCCATAACCCAATCATAGTTAAACTCATAGATTGTTAGACCTTTGTAAACTTCCTGTAAATAAGGAAGAATATCTTGGTTAGGGTTTTTAGTATTTATAACTTTATATGCACCTGTGGACTTATTGATACTTATACCTATCTTTTGAGGATTTCTATCTAAGCAGTATTCTACTGTACTATTTTGCTTAATCGAATCACTATCAACTTTAATTGTCTTAATAAAAAGTTTACCATCAGAAATATTTGGCACTTTAGTATTTTTTTTATCTCCATTTACAGGTGATGGGCTAATTACGAAATAAATATCATATTTACTATCTTTATCTAACTTATAATATTTGTTATGAAATGCTTTAATATTTAATTTCTTTACAAGCGATTCATTTTGGCTATTTCCTGCTGAAAAAATTTCTACTGTAGTTGGATATGGTGTACCATTGGTAACTTCTATCCAATTATAAGCTACTACTGGTGTACTTGTTCTTAGTCCATTAGTTATTTTTTCATATTTCTCAGCTGATTTTATCTTTGTTATTTCTGTAACTTCTTTTTTTATTTTTTCAAATTTACCAGGATGGATAGAATACTTACCATCTTTATCTGGTTCCCCTTTTTCGTTAAATAATATACGTTGGAATCTCCAAATTGGTTCTCCTTTTTCGGGTACATGTAAAAGAGGACGTGGAAGTATAGTTAAACGTATTTGATTATCTACAATACCATTAATTTGTCCTACACTTGAAGATTGGTCAAAGAACTGCAAATTACATATTGGTTTTTCCTGTGCGTAATTTCTACTGTCGGTTAATTTTTTCTTTCCAGAGAAAGCATCTAAACCTAAATTCTGATAGAAGTATCTCTTTGGATTAACATACCAATTAGCACTTGTCCAATCATCTGATACTGGAACAATTTCACTTCTTGAAATATATTTAGTTCCTAATTTTTGACTTTCTTCTGGATTTGTGCTTGTGATATTATTAACATCTGTTGTATATTTAACAGATTCTTCTGCGGTAACGCATAAACTTATAACACTTCCATATTTACTATTTTTCTTTTGTACGAAAGTATTACCAGGCATAATGCATGTAGTTTGTCCTGTAACCGATAATGGCTCTGGATAATCTATCACAATATCTTGGAATAAAGATGTTACACCTGTATTAATGTTATTTTTAGTATCTCGATAACCTATTTTAATAGGGTCTATAGTATTATTTAAAGTGAGATTTTCTTTATATCTACTTTTAAACCAAGTATCAAGATTCTCATCGTTAACAATTGAAGGACTTGGGAATTTAGCTTTATGTATTACAAACCATAGGAATGCATCAAAATCATTGGCTCTTGCTAATTGATAAGCATTAGTAGTCGCTTCTGGGTTAATACCAAAATATAGATTTTTTCCATCACCAAATGGAGACTTAGATAACTTTCCTATAAGGTCAATAGATTCTACACCTATGTCTATACCTCTTCTATTCGTTTCTGTTGCGTTTTCTCCTCTTGGGTTATACTTTCTAAGGTTCTCAGGTATTCGAGGGTCATACGAACAAGAAATCATACCTTTTAGGTTGGTTAGTAATAGTGTTTTAACACCAACTTCCAATGCAGGCATTAAGTAAGTAAGATATTTGGTTAAGAAGTTAACCATATCCTCTTTTGAAACTCCGACTAAAGTTAATAATTCGATTAATAATTGTATGGCGTTATCATTTTTGACACTTAATTCAGTTTTACCATTTGAGCTATTAGCATTCATAGAAATACCAAGACAGTCGGTGGTTTTTTTAATTGTTCCAACGACTCCTTTAGCGGTAGCAATAGATGTTTTTACTTTATCGCTTAATTTCTTTTTCTTATAACTTAAATTGGTATTATTAAGTGCTTCTACCATATATTATTTTTTTAATTCAATAGTTTTAGTTTTCTCTTTTTTATTATACTCTTCGTCTATTGTTTTACGGATTGCTTTTATGTCGAAACTTCCCATTACACTTGCATTTTCATCACTAAGTGCACCCTTAACATCGCCATTATGCTGATATATATCAGTAAGAAGTTTTGCAATATCTAATTTTTTTGCAATTGCTTTATCTTTGATACCCATGAAATCATTCATTGCTTTTGCATATTTTCCTTTAGCATCCATTACTTCGTTTTGAAGTTGTGTTGCATTTGCGAGTTTATTTATCTCGTTTTGTGCCTGTGTAATTTGTTCGTCAGCTAAACGATATGTTTCTTGCAATAAGTCTTTAATATTCTGTACATTATTGATTTCAATTTTTAATTTTCCCATAAAATATTGTTTACATATAAATAGTATCAATCATTCTTTTCTTGGTATCGTAATATATTGCTTTATAACGTTTCATTCCATCTCTAATTTCTTTTGTACCAAGGTTAGTAGTTTCTTTCAAAAACAAAAGTATAGAACTCTTATTAAACTTATCACTACCCATTTGTATAAACAAATCTTCCCAATTAGTCATTAGATTAATAAGTGCTTTTCCTACTTTGGTTTCATTTTCATTCAATCGTAATTTTTCTTTATCATCAATGATTCTACCAATTTTGAATACAGTATCACCCATTAATTCATTTAGATATGTTAATTTGGAATTTCCATCTTGATAAGAATGTTTCAAACTATCTGTCAAATCAGCGTTGAAATAATCATAGTGGTCAACTCTTTTTTGATTTTTTATATCCTGATTAATTCTACCCATTAAGTAGTTTTTACAAATTGTACCACAATATGAATAAGCTTTTTTGTTTTGTTCAGGTTTAAAGTTATATATCTTTGTCATCAAGAAAGATATAGTATCATTAAATGTATCACTAAAATCTTCATCAGCAGGGTATAAGTTATATCTTCTAATGATTGATTCTATCATTTTTGTGAATGCTGGTAAAAGAATTGTATTAAAGATTTGATTTTTTTCTTTGTTACTATTTGAGTTAATATAATTAACCACCGCTTCTTCCTGTTCTTCGTAAAAATAACCTTTTCTCTTAGCGGATGGTTTTCTTCCTCTTTTTGCCATCTTATTTGTTGTAGGAAATGTCTTATTATATATTTTTTGAGAGCATATTTTGTACATTTAGCACACTTCCTAACACATTTCTTAATGAAATCTCCGTGCTGCTCTTTAACTATGAATGGTATTATTTCAACAATAACACCATTCATTTTTTTAACATTATAAAATATTAGTCTTTGTTTTCTTCTTCTACATTATCTTCTGTTTCAGATTGATTCTCGAAAGTCTTATTTCTATCTTCTTTGAAGAAATACTCTTTCTTAGCTAATTTAAACCAAAACTCTTGTTCTTCTTTAGACATATTATTACGATAGTTCTCTGTTAAGCTATCCTTTCTTCCCATATAATGATTATATCCGACCTTTGGTACTACGAAAATCTTCTGGTCTTTATTTGTAGCACGAAGCATGTACTCATACCAGAATGTCAACTTAATTGATGGCTTCAATCCACCTACTTCATTCCAATCATCAGTATTAAACACTGAACCAGTCATGTAGAAATCAAAGAAATTCTGCAAACAATCATTATCAATAAAGCCAATGTTATTTGAGAAAGCCGATGCCCAAGGTGCTTCATTACCACATCCACTAAACTTCTTTGTTTCAAAATCTACAATATCAGTTAATGGAATGAATACACTTACATCTGGCATTGCATCAATATACTTCTCTACATTGTCAAACCAAATTGGTGTATACTCATCATCGTACTCAAGAATTGAAAAATATTTTGAATTTTTAATACCATTATTTACAAGTGAAGCAAAATCACTCTTATCACTCGTAATAATCTTAATATCTGACCAATCTTTTAAATACTTCTTAATCTTGCTTTCAAGACCTTTTTTACATGAAACACGTACTTCAATATTCTCTTGTACTGAATTAATTGCGTTAGTAAGCAACTTACCTACTTCGTCATTAAACTCATGTACAGGTATTACAACAACTAAATTCTCCATATTTTTATTTATTCTTATCCTTATTTTCTTTACTATTAAGTTGAATTAACAATTCTTCCATTTCTTTCTTTCTATTCTCGATAACTCCCTTTGTATATTCTACAAATTCTTTCTCAGTTGTTTCATACTTGTAATTTTCGCCAACTTTAGATGCTTCCTTATAGATTACATCAGGAACCTTGTCGGTAGTCCATGAACGTACTACGCTTGCAATCTGTTTGTGCACATTGTTAAAATCATCAAACCATACGCAACAGTTCTTGAACTCACCATTTTCGTCAGTCATCCATTCTAATTTATTGTCTGGTATTTTTGCAATAACGATAGCACCGCTTTGCATTGCTTCAATAGCCGAATAACCAAAGCTGGTAGAATCATCAACCCAGATAGTAATTGCTGCTTCTCTGAGCGATTCTGCAAAGCGCTCACGGCTAAATCCTCTTAGGTCTCTAAAAGAAACCCATTTGAATGCAGGATACTTCCAATAGAATGGTTTTACAATCTTATTAATATCTTCTTGATTACGTGAAACGATATTAACAATCATCTTCTTAGGTTCATTAGTTCTTCCAAAAATATTTTCAATATATGGTTTAATTGTTGTAGTTTTTACATAAGGGAATACACTTTTAATCAAACCAGCATTTTCGTTCGTGTTTACCACGCACTCCATAATACCAAAATCACCCCATTGTCCACCAAACGGCATCTGTTCAACCATGTAATCGTAATTCTGCAAAATGGCGATACGCTTACAAGGTAATTTCTTAGTTTGATTCATAACCTGTGCGAAAATCTCTGGGATAAAAAGAATATCACTTGGTGCTACTTCAATATCATCTTTAGAGATGTTATAATGAGGTAATTCTGTATACTCTACTGGCATCCATTCTCCAACACCTACAAACTCTTCCTCTTGATGCAACATAGAAACGTTATAACCATTTTTATGGAGAATCATAGCCAAGTTATATACATAAGATAAACTTCCGCTTGGATTACCCTTTGTATCAATTACAAAGAAAAATATTTTATTCTCATTCTTATTAATTCTTTCAATTTCAGAATTAATTTTTTCAATTGCCTTTGTCTGTTTTTCGTTCATAACTTTTATTTTTATATATGCTACTAATTTTATGTAGATATTATTCTTTTGATGTAATTGTTTTTAAGAAATTTTCATCATTGAACATGTCTTCCAATGAATCATATGAAATACTATTTTCATCAATATCTTTTTCGGTTAGACCATTACTTCTAATCAAAACGCACTTCTTGTCATTTGGACATTTTGTACTATATTCTTTATTTGAAGTAACTATAACATCCGCAATATTATAAACTTCTTTAATATCAGATGGGAAAATGACCATTCTTACTCTTGCGCCAATTTTACTAAGGAAGAAATAAGTTGATTGAATGGTTAAAGCATCCTCATTCATACTATAATAAATTACATTAATTTCTTCGTCTTCGAAATTAGTTAGATTGTACATCCAGTTATTTATTTTAGTTGGCAAATTTCTTTCTATTGGATTTGCACAGCCGAATATTTCATAAGGATAGTCTTCATAAATGAATTGTAGAAATTCTTGTTTACTGTCAAAGTGAATGTACTTTTCAATTACGTTTTCCTTAACTTCGTCAATATTTTCATCATCTAACGAATTATCAAAGTTACGCTTATAGTATTTAATTAACTGCTTGTTAATATTTCTCACTACGTGATTTAATTCTATTGCTATAGTTTTCATATTCAAAATATAGAATTTATTTTATTTAAATCAATTATTGTTTTCCTGTTTTTTCAAACAATCATTACATATTACTTGTCCATTATCAAATATTTTAGCTTCATTACCATCCATTTGGCAAACCTTACCACATACAGAACACTTTACAACACGTAAAACTGCACGCAAGTTTTTAGATGTTTCTTTAGCTTCATTATTTTGATATTGTTTTTCTCTTTCTTCTGAATAATATTTTTCACTTAGATTAAGTGCTTTACGCATATATTCCTCCCATTCAAATATTAAGATGATTTCTGTACCAATTTCTTTAACTTCGACCAACTTTGGATTCAAGAAACTATAGTTAGTAAAATCATATTCTTCATCAACTTTCAGGCATACAAATGAAAGAGTAAGCATAGAACTTGCAATTTCGTTTCTTGAAACAGCATACTCATTATCTAATGGTAAATCTTTTAGTTTTTTCAACTCATTAATAAACGGCATTGAATTACCATCATAAACGTTAGGAATAGTACTAAAGTGTAAAGATGTCTTTTTGATATTCTTGCTATCATCAATATCAACATCTACGGATGAAATATACTTTTCAATTTTAAAACGAGTAATATATTCAGTTTGAATATCCATGGTGAACTTTTCGTTATCATATTCATCCAATCTATTCAATTCGTCTGCTATACCTGCCGTTAGTTTCTTGTTTAATATATTGAATTTATGTTTTCCATTTATTACTTTAGGTTTGTTTTTCTTAACTGTCGTTCCATCTAAATTGACGTGATAGTCATTTGCCTTTTCATCAATTTTATACATTGAATATCTCAACATCTCAACATCTTGAGTGATTTTTTCTTTCAACAAGTCATCAGCCAATTTATTTTTAGATATCGTTTGAGTGACGCTTATAGTACTATCATTTGTATTTTCTGTACTCATCATTTTTTCACCAGCTTTCATTGATAAAAAAATGTTTCTAAACCAATTACTTAAAAACTTAAACATAATATTCTTTTATTATTTTATCATTTATTACTTCTTTCACTTTGCTTAGTAAATTTTGAAACTGCATAAGTTTACTATATTCTTTACTATTTTCTTCACTCATATTTTTGAAATCAAAACCTGTGTGCATCATAGCATACTCTGTTAAGTTGTTTGACATCTCTACGACGCTGTCATTAATAATTGTTTTGAGTTCAAATAACTTGTTTAGCGGTAGCTTTTCTATTTTATCTACGTTTATTTCCATTGACTATGTACTTTTATTTTATTATGATTGGAAATTTATCTTCATATTTCTGTATGATATATTCTTTGTTATCATCCCATTCTGGTTTTGATTCGTCATTAGAATTATGACATAAGCGTATATTTGTCGTTACTCCTACTTTTGTTTCATTCGTCAAATAATTGGCAAGACAAAAATCATTATCATACAAAACACAACCTTTAATATTCTCATCAAAATATTCTTTGATTCTTGATTTATCTACTGCCATAAAAACTCCATCAACGACACATACTTCTTGTAAATCTTTCTTAAGTAGTTTAGAATAGGCTGCAATCCATTCTTTACATTCGCTTCTATATAAAATTTGTCCATAACGTTCTGGGTAATTCCACCATACACATTCTTCATCAAATTGACCAGAACCAGCTACTCCTATAATTCCGTAATCTTTATGTTCATTGAATAATCTTAGAATTTCTTTTCCCCATCCTTTCTTTAACATTTCAATGTCATCATGCATGAATACGATTATATTTCCATTGATATGCTCGCTATCTAATATATCGTTATACAAGACACTTAAACTCTCTCCTACGGGGTTTTCTATCCAAAAAACAAATATATCACATTCACTTGTTTCTTTTAGGTTTTCAACAAAGTCGTATTTCTCACTTATTGGCAACCTTGACGGAATGACAACATTTATTTTATCATACATTTCTTTTTTATAAAAGATAAACTTCTTTCTCTATTAGTCAACAAAAAACGTGATAGGAAATCCTACCACGTTAAAATCCATAACATTATTTATTTTTCTTATCTGTTGAACCGAATCCATTTTCACCTCTTTCGCTATCAGAAAGTTTATCAACTTCGTTGAATCTAACTTTATCAAAATTAAGAACAACAATCTGTCCAACAGCTTTTGATAAATCTCTGTAAGGCGCAAACTCAAGATTCTTGATGCGTTCTTTCATTTTATCTTCAGCATTTTTCTTTTCAACTAAAGCCTTTTCTAATGTTGAATATGACATTGTTTCAAAGAAAGCTTCATAACCAGCATGTTTAATTCTATCTTCTGAAGATGTTCTATCTTTAAAGCAAAGCATAATTTCGCCCCTATAAATCATGATATCAGCTATACCTACACTATTTGCAAGATAACAATTTGTTTTACGATTTGAACTACGAGGAAAAAGAAAACCTCCAACTCTATTTAGAGCTTCCATCTTGAGACCTGTATGATATACGTAAAAATCATTTTCTTCATCCCATTCGTATGAAACAGCATATAAATCCATACCTACATCACCATCATGTGCATAACTTGGAGTTACAGCGTTGGGATGAATCTTTGTAAATTTTACTTCCATTTCATCTTTCTGAATTTGTCCGCTTGATGTATTCTTTAAAAAATTCTGAACTTCTTTAAAAGCTTCCTGACTACTTTTTGTTTTCTCCATGTTTATATTTTTTACTTTCTCTTGAAATTAGATAAGTTTTACTATTAGCGATTCTGACAACTTCCGTTAGAATTGATGAAAATAAATAACTTTGGGTATCATTACAATCTTTATCTATGATTGTCATCGCTTCAATTTCATCTGGTGATAATTGAATATTACATTCAGACATTAACGCTACACTATGTAAACCTGTCTTAATTGAAGGATTATCTTCTCTATATTTGTACACAAAACCTCTATTCTCAATTTCCCATTTATTGTTATTGGGAACCATTCTTACAGCTTTAGAAACATGTTGAAGTAAACATACCTTGATGAGTTTATTCTTATCAACTTTGAAATTTTTAAAAGTTTCATTTTCTTCCAAAGCAATTGGTGTAAGCATATATAAGACAGTTTTAAGCAATGAACCATCGTATGCTAAATCTTCAAAAGAATTATTGGAATATGAAGCATTTTTCAACAATTCACCATACTTCTCTTGAAGAGTATGAATGTTAACACCCAATTCTTCTAATTTAGTAAAAAATAATTTTAAATTTTTACTTCTACTTTCTTCTGTAATCATTGATTTGAACTTAAAAAGTTAAACATGCTGCAAAGATACAGAATTTTTCACTGACTTCCAATTTTTTTTCTAAAAAAAATAATTATATAATATATTTTATTTTTAATTTATATATTAATTTTTTATAATA